CCTCTACTAATTTGTATCTAGAGGGTCTACTCAATAAAAGTCCCTCTGTGAAAGATATAAATAAAGTTTTTAAGCTAAATGGTTTAAAATAATTTATATAAATCTTTATAATAAATAAAATATTTGTGTTATTAATCGTTAACCTATAACCGCAATCTTCCGAGCGCATAATGATTAAGATATTTGATTCTAGCGGAAAAGTTCGTCCAATATCATCTATTAAAAACTCACTAAAAGATAGCAGAAAAAATCCTGCGCAGTCCAAGAAAAATAAAAGAAAAAAGAATAATAGTGACGAAGTTGGCAGAGAAAGATTAAATCTTTTAAACCCAATGGTTGTCCCAATTCTAACGCTAAAATCCCAAAATAATTCAAATAATGATTTCATTAATAAGTCTATTGATGTAATTGTAAACAATCCACATAGGCTAACTGAAAAGTGGATTGCATCACTCAATAAGTGGGTTGATTCTGTTATCAAGTCTATGTCCTTAGATCCTCCCGATATGGCTGTAGACGAACGACATTTTATTGGCCCTTTGGTTATTATGAAAATTTCTGAAGCAAATATTAATGATGCTTATGGAACACCCTCTATAATCGCTGTAGACGACAGGGGCTGGAAATTTTACTTTAAAACCTCAAAAGCATTTTCTTTTAAAAAGGGCGACACCATTAGCCTTAAAGCAAAAATATCTGCACACAAAGAGGGCATTACTTTTCTGAGTAGGCCGAGTAATATAAAGTTATGCGATAGTGATGGGGCCGAGGTCTTGGGCGACTCGCATAAGACGGAGAGTAATAAGGTTAATGTAATTAGTATTTTTGGAGACAATCAATGATTGAGTATGCAGATGTTGTAATCGGGTGCTGTTGGGGTGATGAGGGTAAGGGCAAGGTTACTGCAAAACTTGCCTCAAAAAGAAATAATGATGGTAGCCCTTTTTACTCGGCAGTTGCACGTTGGGCTGGAGGGAATAATGCTGGTCACACTGTTTATAAAGAGGGAAAGAAGTATAAGACACACCTTATTCCTTCTGGTATATTCTACGGAATAAAATCTATTATTGGACCTGCATGTGTCTTAAATGTAAAATCCTTCATGGAAGAGATAAGTTATTTGGATGCAAGCGGGTTTGACACTTCGCTTGTTAAAGTTTCTCCCAAGTGCCATATAGTAACCGAAGAACATATTCATTTTGATAAAAATAACTTAGCTAAAAAGCTTGGAACAACGTCTAAGGGTATTGCTCCAGCCTATGCAGCTAAAGCTGCAAGAAAAGGGATTCTTGCAGAAGAGGTTCTTCCGGCTCAATACATTTGGGATGAAAAACTTGAAGGGAAGATTTTATGCGAAGGTGCCCAAGGAGTTTGGTTGGATATGGATTATGGCCTTTATCCTTATGTAACATCAAGCACAACCCTTCCTTATGGATCTTGTAGTCTCGGCTTTCCTCCTCAGAAGATAAATAGAATATGGGGGATTGCAAAAGCTTACGATACTAGGTCTGGTGAAGATCCTAGATTTCCCGAATCATTATTTGATGATATAGTGTTGGCTAGAATTGCAGAAGTAGGAGGTGAGTATGGGGTTACAACAGGAAGGAAAAGAAAGGTAAATTGGCTAAACTTATCCCTTCTTGTTGACTCAATTAATCTGTCCGGTGTTGATACGCTTGTTATCAATAAGTGCGACATACTTGATGAGGTAGGTAGTTATGAATTAATTCATAATAACGAAAGAAAAGTTTTTTCTAATTTTTCTCAAATGAAGTTGTTTATGGATAACGAATTACATAAAAATTGTGGTATGCTAGAGAGGGTTTTGTACTCTTATTCTCCAGAGGATATTTAGATTGAATAACGTATTAGTATTGTATCATGCCGGTTGCGCAGATGGCTTTGGTTCAGCCTGGGCTTGCTGGAAAAAGTTTGGCGATAACGCGGATTATATTGCTGTTAAGCATGGCGTTTCTCCGCCAAGTGTTGAGGGTAAAAATGTAATTATTGTTGACTTTTCATATTCCGAGCCTATACTGTTGAAGATGAAGCGTGATGCAGCTAGTTTGATTTTAATAGATCATCATAAGACTGCAATGAGAGAGCTTTCTCATCTTAGTTTTTGTAATTTTGATATAAATTTTTCAGGAGCGTATCTTACTTGGAAGCACTTCTTTGGCGAAGAAAATATGCCATTGATGATAAAGTATATTTCAGATAGAGATTTGTGGAAGTGGGAAATGCCACATTCAAAAGCCATCTTAATAGCTCTTGATTCGATTCCAAAGACATTTGCTAAATGGGACTCATTTAGTTCTTTGTGCGATAAGATAGATTCTTCTACATGGAAGTCTATAATGTTCGAAGGGTATGCGCTCTTATCTTATAAAAAGACCCTGATAGACCGAGTGGCGTCAAGTGGTTTTAAGCTAAAGATAGGAGGCTACATAGTTCCTGTTGTAAACACGCCTCTTTTTCAATCTGAGATTGCATCAGAGCTAGTGGTTAAGGATAGTTTTTCGGCGGCGTATTATTTTGATGGAGATCAGTATAAGTTTTCGCTAAGATCCTCAGATGAAGGAATAGATGTTTCTGAAATTGCGGAGATATATGGCGGCGGGGGCCATAGGAATGCCTCTGGATTTAGAGTAAGAAAGCTGGATGATTTGGAGGTAGGTTGCTTTGAATAAAGACTTGAAAGAATTTCTTGATAAAGCTTCTTGCTCTAACTGGAGGAATCTTGGTGAGCTAAGTAGCTTTAGTTTGAGCGATGAAAGCTTGATAGAGCTTCTTACAAATAAGAGTATTTATGAAGATTTTTCAGAAATAGTGTGCACCATAGGTCATGTAGGGTATCTAAGTATAATACTAAGAAATCAGGTTGCGAGACTTAAGAATATTACAGTTGATATAATTGAGACATCGCTGAATGATGAAATGGTTATTTACTTTTTAAAAGCTGGACACTTTCCAGATATTAGCTATATAAACAAGATAGCACAATCCAGAAAGGGTTATGCTCAAGTTTATGCCGCACATTACTGCGATATAGATACTCTTGAGAAAATTAGAAAATCTAAAAATTCAAAAGTAAGAGAAATTGCTTATCAGAGACTTGGGCCAGTGGGGTATCTTGATGAAATGCTTGCTGATAAAAAGAAGGATATTAGAATCATGGGATTAGAATTTGCCCCTATAAATTACCCTTACCTATCAAAAATGGTAGGCGAGCTTTCTAGGGACGCATTTAGGGGTTTAATTACAAAAGTAAACATTAATGATATTCCCTTATTTCTAGGAAATAGAAATATGAAGTGCACTTATATAAAGAGTATTGTTCAAAACAGAATGCAGTAACATGGCGAGGATTATTATGAGTTCAGTTGATACTACTAAAAATTCAAGAGATCTTTTGCTTAAAGATATTAGTTTCGAGAGTAATTTTTCTCCAGATGAATCTTTTTATAAATCCTTTTTTCAAGATGCGCTTAAAGTAGTCCTCGATGATTCGTGGAGAGCCACGACTAGACTTAAGAAGAGATTTGTAAATCAAGAAATGTTTCCATTTATTTGGAACAATAATATTAATGATAGAAGTAAGTTGGTTGCTGAAATTTGTTGCTCAGGGAGTAGCCTTCCCCCTAACTTTAAGTCTGGGCTGGCAATATTAATATCATCGGAGCTAGAGAAGCTATTTAAAAGTGGGTCAGAAGAAGAACATGGGCCTGATTATAGGAGCCAATGTGTTTCTTATAGAATTAAGTTGGCTTTACTGATTGATGTTAATTTTGATTATCTTTATGAGATAAACCAGCTCGATGAAAACAAGGACGAGAACTTGATAAACGCATGGATTAATGCGGGCAAGAGACACTCAAAAGATAAAGACTTTTATGAGTATTTGTGGAAGTCTATAAAAAGAAGGCTGGGAGCTTCGGATGAGAAGTTGAGCGTTCTTGAGAGAATGAGTTCAAATAATGTTTATTCTAGTTTAATCTTAAAAGAAGTTTCAAAGCGTGGAACGAAGAGAATTAAAAGATCAATTGTTGGGGATATTACAAATAAAATGAATGATCTTAAGTGGAATATAAAGAACTTTAAGAGACAGATTAAGAAAGATTCATCTGATAAAAAATACGAGCGATTACTCTTGCTTGATGAAGAAAAACTTGCCAAGCTTGAGCCGGAGCTTATGTTGTTTGCGGATTGTGACGATAGACAGATTATCGCGAGTATGATTGATGCTGTCTCGCAAGAGAATTTGACGTGGTTAATTCCGGCCGCGTCAAAGCATTATCACCTATCAAGGCGCATAGAGTCAAAGCTTGCGTCAAAAGATAATTAAAACGGAGGTCCGTTATGAGTATTGAGGGTCATGGAAATAATAAGTATGCAACGATTAAGGTTGTAGACACCAGGGATAACAGAACTTATGAGCATAAGAATGTCCCAATTGATCATGTAGAGATGATTAAGATGAATAAATCCTTAAAGGTTGAGATTATAAGTACATCAAATTGGACGCATAGAGATAAGCGTCCGAGAGTATGAGGTTAATTATAGTAATAATTATACTTTTATTCTCTTCTGCGCCTAATGCAGAGATTCATATGAATCTCGATGATAAAGTTTTTTATAAAAGTAAGCCGATTAGCGTTAGTCATGACGGCGTAGACTTGAGCATAATGGTTTATTACGAAAAGAGTATTTCGAATAAAAAAGCTTATTCAAAAGCCTTCGTAGAGAATGTTTCAAAACAAACTATGGAGCATCTATTTCCCTTTATGAATAACAAGGGATTAAAGAAAATGAGCTGCGGATTAAACCCTCAGAAGTTGAATATTTACGTAGTAAGTTGGAGAATATTAAATGATAGAAGTAGGTTTTCGATCTTATCGCTAGAAAACGAGGGCATTGATAATAATTCACGCCTTGTAGGTTATTATGATCCAACGCATTACGATAGCAAAACTGATTCTATCATTCTTACAAATATCTCTACGGCTAGAAATAATACTTTATTGGCACATGAGATATCTCATTACTTCTATAATAGGTTCTGTATTAAAACTCAAACTCTTCAAAATACTGAGCCTTTTGCGGCTGAATTTCAAAAGTATTACTTAAAACTAAGTGGTTTGAGATTATGAATATAATTGATATATACAAGGGTGGGCTGGCGTTTGATGATGTTCTTTTGGTTCCAAAGTTTACAAATATAAAGTCTAGGCTAGACCCCGATATATCAACCTCTGTTGCGGGGTATAGGTTAAGTTCTCCGATTATATCAAGTCCAATGGATACTATAACGGAATCTGATATGGCGATTTCCATTGGGAAGAGTGGGGGGATGGGAATAATCCATAGATTTATGAGTATTGATGATCATATTTCTCAACTAAATAGGCTTTTGACCTTTAAGCATCTTAAGGATTATGATCAAGAAATACCAGTAGTTCTAACCGTTGGTGTTGGGGGCGATGCAGTATCCAGGTTTAAAAAAATCTGGAGAGAGTTTGATACAGAAATTGATTGTGTTCTTATAGACGTTGCTAATGGTTACTCTTCCATTGTGAGAGAGATGATTGACCACATAAAGAACTTTACTAATGATGAGGCCAAAGTTATTGCCGGTAATGTAGCAGATGGAGAAGGCTATTCTTATTTGGCAGAAAGCGGAGCAGACGCAGTAAGAGTGGGGATAGGAGGGGGGTCCATTTGCAAAACAAAGATTATGACCGGCTTTGGCTTACCCACTCTAACATCAGTAGCTTCATGTCAAATTACTAGACTTTCTAATTCAAGCTACAAGAATGTCTCTATAATTGCAGATGGAGGTATAAGATATCCAGGCGATTTAGTTAAAAGTATTGCGGCTGGAGCAGATGCAGTTATGGCAGGCGGAATATTCGCAGGAACAAGCGAAACGCCTGGGGATATAATTAGCATAAATGGTATAAGCAAAAAAGCTTATTATGGAATGGCAAGTAAGGAGCTTCAGGATAAAAAGAAAGGTGGAGTAAAAAAAGGAACATGCCCTGAGGGTGTGTCAACAATGGTTGTTTTAAAGGGGTTTTCTCAGAATGTAATGGAAGAGTTCTCTGGAGGCCTTAGATCTGCTATGACATATGCTGGTGCGATGAGCTTAGAGACTCTGCGTGAAAAGGCTGATTTTACAAGAATTACAAATGCGGGCTTATCTGAAGCTCATGCTTATGGAACGAGGAAATAATGAGTGAAAATACCATAGAAGAAGTATTGCAAAGATTGTCCGAGATAGAAAAGAAGATAGATATAATGGCCGAATCTGTTGGAGAGATATCAAAAATAACAGAGTCATTTGCTTCGGCAGAGGATGTAGTCTCTCTTAAAGAGGCTGAAAAAGCAAGAGAATTTATAGGAAGCTTTGTTTCTGATGATGCTGGAGGTCTTGAGGGAATGCTGGATTCGTTTAAGAACCTTAGAAGTAGAATGTCAGATTTAAGTGAAAGAATTTCTGATGTAGATGACACGGAAAATGAAGATTAATATATAGCATACTTTGATGGCGTATTATCTTTGATTTATAATAAAAAAAATATTTTTGCTATATGGTAATGCCACCGTAGGGCGAATAGGTATCGGGCTTATCGCTTTAATAATTGTTCCCGATTTTAATTGAACCCATGAGGGAAAAGAATGAATATTGAGCAAACAAAAAATATCCTAAAAAACATGCCATCAGACAAGTCTGTAATGCTCCATGCAAAGCATGGCGTTGGCAAGTCATCAGTTGTAAAGCAAGTTTCTGAGGAGATGGCAGAAGAGCTTAAGTGCGATGTTGGTTTTTGGGATGTGAGGCTTTCTCAGTGTGAGGTTGGAGATATTAAAGGTATGCCTCATCTTGACGTTGAGAACGGTGTTACAAGGTTCTTAAAGCAAGAGTGGTGGCCGACAGATGAAAATAGTCATGGCATTTTATTCTTTGATGAATTAAATCGAGCGTCGAAAGACGTTCTTCAGGCTGTTTTTGAAATTTGTTTAGACAGAAGGCTTGATGGTAAAAAGCTGCCAGATGGCTGGCGAGTTGTTGCGGCGGTTAACTCTGATGATGATTATGATGTAGTGGAGCTTGATCCAGCATTACACGACAGGTGGTTTCATGTTGACTTTGACCCCACCCCAATTGAGTGGATGGATTGGGCGAGGAATAATGATGTTGAGCCCGCCTGTGTTGAATTTATAAATAGAAATCAAAATCTTTTAGATCCTCCAGTTGGAAATCTTGAAGCAGGAAGGACATATCCCTCCAGAAGGAGTTGGGTTGCATTTTCTGATACCCTGAAGGGAATGTCTCTTATTGACAATCCAGACGATGGAATGTTAACGCAAGTTGCAAAAGGTTGGGTTGGCAGAGAAATCGCAGTAATGTTCCAAAAGTTTGTTACTAATGAGTTTTCTCAATTAAGGCCAGAAGATGTCCTTGATAATTTTGAGAAGATGAAGGGGAAAGTTGAATCAGCCTGCAATGATATTGAGGTTATTGCGGCTCTTGCAAGGTCTGTTGTTGCGGAGGTTAATAGAAGGAGCTTGACCAAGACAAAGGATAAGCAAAGAAATGCTCTTCGCAACTTTTTTATGATGCTTCCAAATGATGTAGCTTCACAGGCATGGGTATCTCTTTTGGGCGGCCCTAAGTCAAAAAAGATTGTTATGGAATGGCAGAATGATGAAGATTTTAGAGATCACTTAAAGCAGATTTATCTCTCTAACTAAAGCAACAAACACCCCTATTGTCCCAATAGATTAGGAAAATCTATTGGGACTTTATAATGAAACATCAGAGGAATTTAATGGCTAATTCAAGAATCAAGCAAAAATTAGAATCAGCTATATCAAAGCTGGTATGCTTTCAGCCACTTTACGGTGAAGTCTTTTTGCATCTAAACAAGAGAGTTGCAAATAATATGCCGACAATGGCGGTTGGAGTTATTAGGAGGGTTGACCTAGCATTATTTTATAATGAAGAATTCATTGATGAGCTTTCATCATCAGAGCTTAGGGCAGTATTGAAGCATGAAGCTTTGCATATTTTGCTGCATCACCTGACTAGATCTAAGCACTTTGGATATAATCCTCGCGGCTATAACATCTCTGCTGATCTTGCGATCAATTGTCATATAGAGGGACTGCCTGATGGTGCCTTGTTCCCTAAAGCATTTGATTTAGATGATAATGAATCTGCTGAATTTTATTATGAAAAATTAAAAAAGGAAGCTGACGATAAGGGCACAGATTATGATGGACTTATTGAGGGTAAGGGCGATACGGTAGATGACCACTCAAAGTGGGAAGACTTTGATGATGATATTATCGAAGAAAAGGTGAGAGGCATCGCTGAAAAGGCGATTAAAGAGCAGGAGAAAAAGGGTTGGGGAAATATTCCTGGGAATCTTGCATCACAGATTATTGCAGCAAACAAGCCAAAGGTTAATTGGAAGAAGGAAGTTAGATACTTTATAAACAAGCTAGTAATGATGGGGAGAAAAAATACTAGGATGCGTCCAAATCGTAGATATGGAATTACAAATCCAGGTACAAAGAGGAATTATACAAGCAGACTTTTGGTGGCATTCGACACGTCTGGGTCGGTATCTGACGAAGAGCTTTCATATTTTGCAACGGAGTTGAATGGCATGATAGAGCATGTTCACGCAGACTTTGTTCAGTTTGATACGATATTGCAAACTGAGCCAAAGCCTTATAATAAAAAGGCTGGGAAGAAAGTTGATATAGTCGGACGAGGTGGGACAAACTTTTATCCGGTTATAGATCTTGCTGAAGAAAAGAAGTATGATGGCTTAGTTATCTTTACTGATGGCGAGGCTTCATTCCCGCCAAAGCCAAAGTATAGAATGCTTTGGGCAGTATGTGAAAATCAGTCAAGTATTCAGTTTCCATACGGCAAGAAAGTTGTGATTGAGGCGAGAAAATAAAATACTTTATAATATAAAGTGATGATAGTATAATAGGGCGATGGGCAAACCCCTTCGCCCTATTTTCGTTAGAGGGTTTATGATATTTACTTATAATAAGACACATAGCAAGCTATCTACAATAGTTGTCTCATTTCGTGCAGGCTCTAGAGTCGAAGATATTGATGGCTTTAGCCCTGGAATAGCTCACATGCTAGAGCACTGTATATTTAAGGGCACTAAAAGCAGAGAATCTCTTCAAATACAGAGGGATATAGCATTCTTGGGTGGAGATATTAATGCGTACACTTCCCATGAAATGGTTGCATATCATATAACCGTTCCATTTGAAAACTTAGACCAAGCGATGGAAGTTCTATCAGATATAGTCTTTCAATCTATAATCCCAGAGGAAGAGTTTCTTAAGGAGAAAGAGGTCGTAAAGGAAGAGGAGCTTTCTAGATTAGATTCAGTAGGCTCATTTATATGGAATGAATTTTCAAAAGAGTTTTTTTCTAATTATATAGCGAAGCCTGTAATTGGAACTCAGTCTAGTATAGAAAAATTTACAGCAAAAGAAGTAAGAGATTTTTACGAAAAGTATTGTACAAAATCTGATGCAGTTGTTTCTATCTGTACAAATCTTACAAAAAAGAATACTAAGGATCTTTTTACGAAGCATTTTGGAAAGAACACAGGGAAGATTAGAAGCTTGGGAAGATTCGGGGACTCTAACTATAAAGACTCAAGAAAAAGAGTTATTTATAGGCAGGGAATAGAGCAGACTTATGTTTGGGTGGGGACTCCTGGGGTTAACTCCGGTTCAATGTTTGAGCCTTCAATAAAGGTAATGTCAACAATTCTTGGGTCCGGAATGGATAGCAGGCTTTTTACTGAAGTTAGGGAGAATAGGGGGCTGGCATATAGTGTTTCATCTTCTTCAAATGAGTGGGATAATGGCGGTCTAATGCTCATAACATCTTCAACGAGAGATGAGAATGTGCCAGAAATGCTGGAAGTAATTAACTCCGAAGTTGATAAAATAAAGAGGGAGCTAGTTACTGAAGAAGAGCTTCAGCGAGCTAAGAATAAAATAAGGACATCATTTTACTCTCTAATAGAAAGCTCTTATGGAATTGCAATTCGCTCATCAAAAGAAAAGCTATTTAATAAAATGCCTCTTGGCAGATACATTGAAGAGTTAAATTCAGTAACAATAGATGATATAAATAGTGCTGCAAATATAGTATTTGATGATAGCAAGAAGCTCACTATGATTTGTAAAAAGGATTCTGGAAATGAGAATTGAAATAAATGGTACGGTTAGAGATATTGCAAACTCAGCATGGATATCAACAATTGATGACGTAAGCGCAAAAAGCAGAAGTGACGAAGAGGTTGATAGAGTAACGACATTTCTAGCAAAGAATTTTCATACTTCGCCATTTGAATGCATTAGCATGACCTACTTCTGGCTTGGTGTAGCTCCAGATGGGATTACAGACCTGCTTAAATCAAAGTATACAAGAAGCTATTTGGCTAGTAATGGTAATGAGGAAAGCCATTTAACTATTGATCTTTGGAACTTTATAAAGATAAGTGCAGAGGCAAGAGCTGAGAACTTTTATGAAACAATCGTGTGGAAGTTGTTTAGAGAATTTGACCCTCGGCTGGCGAGCAAGGCTGGAATGTTCGACTTTTCCCTGCAAAAGTTTTACAAAACTCCCGATGCTAGTGAGTCTCTGGGTGATACCAATATGAGGGTTGAACTAATATCTGTTCATAACACCGGAGATAGACTTACGAGTAGGGCGACATGGAGAATTAAATGTCCTCTTTCTATTGCCACCCAAATATTGAGACATAGAACGGGAAGCTTTAATCAGGTTTCTGGCAGATATAGAACTGTAAAAAATGAATTTATTGCTAACTTCAGCGATATATCTGAAATCTTAAATAAGATTGCTGGCAATAATTATTATTCGGAATATATGAATACAATTCTTTCGAACATAACTAAGTACGAAGAGTTGATGCTTCTTGCGAAAGATGGTAAGCGAAACGAAGTCATTAGCAACGAAGAGTATAAGCGAATAAGAGAGGTTGCTCGATACATTCTTCCGGAAGGGAGGATGACCGAACTATATGTTACGTTTTATCTAAATGATTTTGACAGGTACCTCTTGTTAAGGGACTCTTTGCATGCTCAAGTAGAACATATTTGGGTTGCACAAATGATGAAGAAAGAGCTTAATAAAGAGCTTGATAATAATAAGTAAAATAAAGTTTAATATTTATATTTTTTTGCAGTATTATATTTTCAATAAAGCTATTTGGAGTTGAAAATATTGTTTGATTTATTTGTTAGTGTTATGGCTTCAGTTGGATTGACGCTAATAATTACAGAAAGTTTTATACTTGAGTCTTTAAGAGGTTATATTTTAAAAGCCTCAAAAAAAGCAGGATACCTAGTCGGGTGTCCCATGTGCATGGGCGTATGGGTGGGAGGCTTGGTTGCCATTGCGTATAATTTAGATGTATTTATACTGGCAATGCTAACTAGCTTATGCAGTTTTATGTTTATGAGCATTATAAATACCATGAGTTACTTATCAGATTTTTTATTTTCAAAGACAGAAGAGGTGGATTCATTAGATGAGTAAGCTTAATGAGAAGCAAAATGTAGGAAGAGTATCAATATCAGGTAGGATAATTGACTTGCTATGGATGGATGATGAGTTCTATAGAGAAGTATCTTCTTTAAAAAAGGCATCTTCATCGAATAAGTTTCCAAGAACAGATCAGTGGTGTGATGGTGATGGATTCCACATGGCCTTTGCTCTCGCCGGATATTCGATTGATGACATAGAGATATGCTTTAGTGGTAATGAGCTTATTATAACTGGGTCTGGAAGTAAAATGTCTAATAATAATTTTGACTCAGAAGACGAGATTGATAGCAATAAAAATACTTCGGCTGACAACAACAATGATGATGATTATCCGCAAAGAAGCAAGAATAAGCAAATACAGCAGGGCTTTATACTTAGGGGGATAGCTAGGAGAAGTTTTCGAGCGAAATATTATATAAGCCCTAATTTTGAATTGAGCATGGCTCACGCAACGATGAAGGATGGATTGTTAGAGGTTATTATTCCGCAATCTAATAATAATGATTTCTCTAAGATAGAGGTCAATAAATGATATATTTAAATTTTGCAAAAGAAAGTAATTTAAAATGGAAAAGTTAAAAGAGTTAACAACAACGATTGTTAAGAGTATAGTTGACGATGAGAGCGGGGTTACGGTAGAGCTTACCGAGTCGGAGAAAGGTCCTCTTTTAGAAATTAGGGTTTCAAAAGATGATGTGGGCAAGGTAATAGGAAAGCAGGGCAGAATAGCTACTGCCATTAGAACGGTTGTGAAAGCTGCGGCTGCTAAGGCTGGCAAAAAAGTTTTGTTAAATGTGTTTAATAAGCCCGCTTAATTAGGTTCTATAAAATGCTAAAAGATTCAAGTGCTAGTTTAGATGCTATAAAGAAAAAAATAGCAAAGCTATATGAAAATTTTGGTATTGAAATTGATATAAATTATGAAGAGAATATAGATAGAATAGTTGATTATTATGTTAAAAATCCAGATGAGCTAAATAAAGATATTAAGAAGTCGAATAAGAATAGGGAGCTGATAAAGGATGAGGATATTCTTTAATATCATATAGGTAAAATACTATTAATAATCAATATTATTATGCACACGCGTGTACGCATAGATGTAGAAATGGATTTTAAGAATGATTAATAAAAAAGGACTTGCAGGGAAAATAGCGGGCAAGACTTGCATAACAAAGAAAGAGGCTATACAAGTAGTCGACTTACTATTTGAAGAGATAGTAGAAGAATTAGAGAGCGGCGGGGAGGTTTCGATAGTGGGCTTTGGAAAGTTTTACCTCTACCAGCATAGCCCCAGGCCCGTTAGAAATCCAAAAACTCAAGAAGAAATGATTCTAAAACCTTATAGGTCGGTAAAATTTAAGGTTAGTGACAAGCTAAAAAAGCATTTTAAGGGAGTAGGGTAAATGTCTGTAGATAGCAGGAAGAAGCTGACCGCCTTTTATGACTCTGGAAAGGTTGTAGTTACAAGCGAGTTTGTAAACTCAATGTTTGGCGGGCTGCATGGCACGTCTGCTGGGGATATTATCGCATCTGTAGACCCTGATGATCCAAGGATTATTGGGCACTTACACGATGGCACGCACGCGGACGGACGCGCGGGTAAGATAGATCTTAGCAATCACGTTCAGGGCAAGCTTGGTCATGTCAACCTTGGAGATGGCACTGTAAGAGTAAATAATATTCAGTGCTATCCTGAGGCCCTAAAAGAAAATGCAATACCAGAATTTGTTGTAGACCCAGTGACTGGTGAGAAGTGTTATTATCTAAATATTGAGCATACTGGAGAGGGTGGCGGAGATCCCACTGACCCTGCTGGAGAAGATACTGAGATTCAGTTTAATGATGTCGGGTCATTTGGCACACAGGGCGGTTTTGTATTCGAAAAAGAAGATTCTGATGGCCTAAGGAATGGGAAGATGGGCATCAATATTCAGAGGATGAAGCAGAATGAGCCGTTTGCTCTCTCAGTATATGGTGATGAGCAGATTTATTCGGATGCATTACTTGGTAATGAGGTTCCGATAGGCATTACGGGCGACGAGGCATGGCAATTTTATGTGTGGAGATTCATGCATGGAGGCTTTTCAGAGGCCGCCAGAGTTGATGAGAAGCTTTTAAAGTATAGTGCGACACATGATGCCGAGGCTCAGTTGGAGCAGCTTGTGTTCTTTAGGGATGAGAATCAAGCTTTTGCTCTTGAGCATTTTGAATATTGGGACAGCGTTATGGAGGATCGCCGGGACGAATTCATTGCCCATAATGGAGAACTATACCCCGGAAACACAGTTGCGGAGATTGGACCGGGTGGAGACGGGCTTTACCCCAGATATAATATGGGCCCAAATATCGAGCTTGATAGCTATCTTGTGGAAACAATGCTTTTGACGGATTTAGATCCCGAAGATTTTTGGGGCTCACTGGAAGTATGCTTTGATTCGTGGATTGAATATAATAATGAAGTAGTTAAATTCTTTCACATAAATGAGGATAATTGGTCCTATGATGATGCTAAAGCCCTTTATAACCCCTTTGGCGGGGGGCTGAGCTTTCTCGAAACCAAGGTTCGGTGGGCCTGGCTCGTAGAATATCAAAAAGCATATGGTCTTTTATCCAGAGCTATAGCTATAAACAAAAGGTTAGAAGAAAGAATATCTTTTATTGAAAGTAACTCTATCGCCTATGGAACGGCGTGGATGTGCATGGGGACGAACCACCCGTCCGGGGATCAAAAGCCTTATCCGAGCAGATGGTATAAGTATTCGTATACTATATCTGAATCTTCCGGACAGCCAAATGCTTATATTGCACCAGGCATAGATTTTTATCCATGGGGCAAACTCGGCCAGGGAGCGGGAGGCATTATGGGCAACGGAGTTGCTCCGAATGCGCTCGATGGAGGAACGGCCCTTCACACGGCGACCTACTTTGATGCAAAGTGCCGCCCCTTGAGTGAGGATAATTTTTTGTCGAATATAGAGGTTCCATTGGAAACATCTGTAGGGGAGCATTTTGTCTACTTTAGAACAAGAAAGAGTTTTGATTATGTTACTCTAGATGAAGCTCGTTTTGCGATTATTGTGGAGCCAACATCAAATAATGATCAACTCTCAATAGAGAGCCATAAACTAGAGGAGCTTTTGGATGGAGACTTGCATGTCTTTGGCCTAATAACAGGGGGCGGAGATAAGGGCATAAGAATTCATCAGGAAGATAGTGGAGAGGGAAATCTAAGGATCGGAATAAATTTAGATAAAAACGAAATGCCGGAAGCAGAACTGCATATAAGGGGGGAGTCTGGGAGGTGCTCTCCCATGCTCGACGGTCACCAATCCACCCCATTAATTATCGAAGATATTCCGAAGTGTGATTGGGATTTCGGGGATCCGAAGCCTGATCTTAGGGGGGTTCTATTGGTTAATGAGGATGGTCATGTCTTTGTTAATGAAGGGATTCAGTGTCAATCAGTAGATAATATTGTTGCCGCTGCCTTAGCCGCTGGAGCGGGCGGTGGGCTGGCCATGGCGGCAGGTTGGAATGAGGGAGAGATAACGTTTGCTGATGCTGCTGGTAATCTTGGCAGAAATGAGGCTGTTTCTTGGAATGTAGACGAAAATGATCCAGTCTTTAGACTTATGAATATGCTTGCATCAGATGCTGTGGGATCTAGAGAGTCTTCTATTGTAATGAGAGGGCTTGCATCAGATTCAGCAGAGCATGATCTTGCGTCTATAAGCGCCTCTGCCGCAACTCCCTTTGCCGTCGCCCCTAATGGCCGACTTATATTTAGCACTAATGACGGGACGGCATTAGAAGATGTTTTTATAATTGATCATAATGGGTGGGTCCGCATTTCAAATGGAGCAGGAGCATCTGTATCTATGCCTGCCAGAAGGCTTCATATAGAACATGATAATGCAGCCGAGCCGCCTTTAAGAATTCAAACAGTGCCAGAGGGGCCTGGTGATACTTTGCTAATTGATAGCTCTGGCGATGTGTGGAAGTCGGCTTCCATGATGCATGATTCATCGGGGTTGGTTGGAATTTTAGGAGGCATTGTAGCTGCTCCTGTAAGAAGGCTTCATATAGAGCATGATAACGCAACCGAGCCGCCTTTAAGAATCGAAACAGTGCCAACTGGAGTTGGTGATAATTTATTGATTGATAGCGCGGGTGATGTGTGGAGGTCTTCCAGCGGGGCGCGATTTGTAACCGCTAGGGTTGACGTAACCTTAACGGCAGGAATCGAAGAGGGCTCTCCGGTTGTTATAAACTCATATTCTGCAGGATTAATTAATGTTGTTCGATATGGAGAGGGAAGTGTGGCGACTGCGTCTGGAACAGATCCCGTGTTTGGAATAGCAACTACGGATGCAAATGCTGGTGATGAAATTATTATACAAACATATGGAGTCTGTACTAATGCTAACGTGAGAACCTTCGGGGTTAATCCGGCTGCTGCGGTTCCGCCCGGGACTCCTCTAGTTGCTCATTCTGCTACCGATTGGGCAGGCTATACTCCTGCCATTACTGCTGACCCAATTTGGGCAGCGCCTTCCATGTCTGGAAGTGGCAGTATTATGGTTCCACAAAATGTTTCATTTATTGGATACCTTCTAGAAGAGATAAGTGCTTCAGATAATGATAATAACCTCCCAGGATGGGAAGGCGTAGGGTTTACTGATACCTCAAGTAAGGCCATCTTTATACAGCCGGGATGATAAGGTTTGAATATAAATGTTAATCTCGGTTGCAATGGGAATGTTGGGCAAGATAGGTTTTGCTATTGCAATTCTGTTGAAAATGTAATTTTAGATGTTTCAAGTGTTTTGCCAAAAGAACAGGAAAAGTTATTGGACTTTCTAGATGATACTTGTGCTCTTTTTAATGAGCCTTGCTATGATTACTCTAAGATTGTAAATATAATTAAAATATTATACAAAACGTTTGAGCTAATAGATCCTAATATGCTTGAATCAATTCAAGGCTTTATAAGAATGCATAGAAGCTGCGGACTTATACTTAGACTTAAAGAGGATAAAGAATGAATGATAAAATAAATGTGCCAAAAAATAATCGTTATGTTGACTCGAAAAAGAGAGATGCGCAAAGAAAAGTTGAGAATGCTTTTTCGGAATATAAAAAGATACTTGAAGATAAAACTCATCCAGATAATCAGACCGAAGGATATAAGAATAATGTAATTTCTATATTAAATAGGCTGCTGGTTGCTGCGGACGAGATGGACTCAGAAAATCCAGGTGAAGGAATATTTGGCTTAATAGTCTTGTCTCTTAGATCTAATTTAAAATTAAGAGATGAGATAATAAAGTCTAATGTAGAAATAAGAGATCTTAGGGTAGAGATAAATAGACTAAAGAAGATGAAGCAGTGAAGAGTAAAGAAGAAATCATAAGTCATTTAATCAAAAAGATTAGGGATGTCTCCGAAGAAAGAAGGGGGCTTGGAGTATGGTGCAAGAAAGTTTTAATTGACCCAGAGCAAGATCGTGCCTATATTGCGATTGTGGCGTATAGGCTAGCTTTAGTTGAATTATTAGATGAAATAAAGGGCGGTAAAAATGAGCGGTTATTCGGAGAAAATAAGTCTTTTTCAGCCAAGAGGAGGAGCTAAGTTATTTGCTCTATTAAAGTCATTCGGAATTAATTGCGATTCCATTGATATGGAGAGTAAGAAATTTTTCGATGTTTATGATCTAAAGTTATCAAGAGGAGTTAGATCCTCAAAAATAGAACGAGTTTTGGTAGATATTGGGATCTCAATGTCAGCATTATCAAAGCCTATTGGTTATCCGGTATTAAAGGATGGGATCTACAGAATAGAGATTCAAACAAGAGAGTTTGAGTCCCCATCTTTAATGAGCGTGTGTGATAGCTTCCCAAGTAATTATTACGCCCCAATTGCAATTGGAATGGATGATTCTGGAGAATATTTTCATGCTGATTTAAACTCGATACCAAACCTACTTATAGGCGGGGTTCCAGGGGCTGGGAAGAGCATGCTTCTTCATAGCATGATTATATCATTAATTAAGTCTGGAGTTGAACTTTATCTAATAGACCCAAAGATGGTTGAGTTTGTGTCATATGAGGGCGCTAGAAACGTTCGTGGAATTTATAATTCTGTAGAAGAAACAGAGGCTGCAATTGAATGTCTTAGGCAGGAAATGGAGTCAAGATTTAAATTGCTTAGAAAAAGCTCTACTAGAAATGTTATAGAGTATAATAAAAAGAAGAAATCGAAGCTTAGACCAATAGTGCTCGTTATTGATGAGTGGGCAGATATCGTTCTTCAGTCGAGCGGAATACATAAGTTATTATGCTCCGTGGCGCAAAAGGGAAGGGCTGCAGGAATTTCAATTATTTTAGCAACACAACGGCCATCAGCGAAGGTTATTTCTGGACTGGTAAAGGCAAACTTTCCAGGCAGAATTGCCCTGCAAGTAGCGTCGGCTACAGATAGTCGTATTATTTTAGATTGCAAAGGTGCGGAAGATTTGGTAGAAGTTGGAACGGGACTATATCTTGATGGAAGATCAGCAAAGCCAAAGATGTTTAGAGCACCATTTCTGAGAGATATAGACGAGGAGCTAGAAGCTTTTTCTATTGAAACAAATAAGAAAGACTCTTTTTGGAGAAGGATTCTTTTTAATGGGTTATAGAAAGTCTGACATAATTAGTGGAGTCTCCATAGAAAGTGTTGCTGAACTGCTAAGGATAAAGCTTGAGTCAGTGTCTACTGGAAATTTTACAGCAAGATGCAAGTGTCCTGGCCTAGACCATAAGAATGGTTCGGAAAGAACTGGTTCACTATACATTGATACTATTAGAAATAATTATTTTTGCTATGGGTGTAACTCTAGTCATAATCAGATAGACTTCTATATATTGGCTACTGGGTGTGATTTTCTAGGAGCATTAGAGGCTCTTGGCCCATTGATTGACCCAGATAAAGTTGGTGCACCGACAGAATCTAAAAAAACAAATTTTAGCATACTTATGGAAATCTCTAAATATATAAGGATGATAATACTAAAGAATAAAAATGATATTAAATGGATTATGAAGCTACAGAAAAATGTCGATACCTCGATAAACAGTATTGACAGGTTTGACGTTAAAAAAACTAGCTTATTATTAGAGAAAATTAAGAGAGTGTGCAGAGAAAGGTATCGTAATAAATGAGAGCGATAATATGTGGAGATGCTCATATCGGAGCAGTCTTTGGTCTCGGCGGACCAAATGGATCGGGAGGCAACACTAGAGTTGACGACTATTCTGAGAGCCTTAATTATATTATAGATTACGCCATAAGTTCTGGCGCGGAAATTTTTATACAGACAGGTGATTTGTTTGAAAGCAGAAATCCTGCTCCCGAATATATATCTGTTGCGAATAAGGCCCTCCGAAGACTTTCGGATGCAAATATTGCAACATTTGTAATAATGGGCAATCATGATTACATTAGGGGCGATGGAGGTTTCACTAGTGCAATATCTGGAATGGCAGCTAGTGAGTATCCTAATGTTAGAATGATATTGGATCCAGAAGTTGTTACTTTTAAAAACTCTAAAAATGAGGCTGCAAATATTATATTATTGCCCTTTAGAGATAGAAAGATGTATACGGATTTTGGGAAAACATGTAGAGACCAATCGCATGCATATAACTCTGAAATAAAGAATATAATAACTTTAATAAATAATGATCATCCAACGCTTTCAATCGGCCATAATTTCTTTTATGAAGGAAGCTATAATGATTATGGCGGGTCGGAACTTATGGTTGACCCAGACGCATTTGTTGGTACAGATCTGGCGATAATGGGGCACGTACATTCCTTTTCTGTATTAAGAAAAAAGTCTCCAGTATGTGTTTACTCTGGAAGTATGGAGAGAACAAACTTTGGTGATGCAAACATAGATAAATATTTTATCGATTATGATATATCAGATAAGAAAATAAAGTTTAAGAAGACCCCAGTAAGAGATTTGGTGGATGGGCTGATCGATTTAACTGATGAGGATTTTTCAACCTGCAAAGATTCACTAAAGACTCAGATAGAGTCATTAGAGGTTAGGGGCAAGATAGTAAGGGTTAAGATATCTGTGAAAGAAGCTGTTATGCCGGCTGTTGATAAAGCGTTCGTGCAAAAGTATTTGTATGATAATGGTGCGCATTTTGTTTCAAAGATTATAATAGAGCCTATTATAAATAGGGTCATTAGAGATAGCGAGATATTGAATCACAATAATGATTACGAAATGTTTGAAGCGTTTATAGAATCTCAAACTTTTGATAAAAATGTTTTAAAAAGCATATTAAAAGAGGGAAGAAGGATAATAGAGGATTAATGATTCCATTTAATATAAAAATAAAAAACTTTTATTCTCACAAGGATAGTGAAATAGATTTTTCACAATTTAATTCGGTACTCCTAATAGGCAATACTGAGGGGGATTATGGGAAAAGCAATGGAAGTGGTAAAAGCGCCATATTAGAGTCTATTTTATGGTGCCTGTTCAATAAGTCTAGAACACCTATGATGAACGACATAATAAGGTGGGGAGAGACAAGTTGTTCTGTTGAATTGGAGTTTGATCATGATGATACAAGATATAAGATCCTTAGAACAAGAAATAGAAAAAACTCAACATCTACAGTTGAATTTTCATACTTAAATAAGCTCAGTGATTGGAGTGATTTATCTGGCTCAACATCTGGTATAACAAACGATACAATAGAGAAGATAATAAAATTAGATTATAAGACATTTATAAATTCAATTTATTTTAGACAAAATGACATATCTGAGTTTGCTGAGGCAGACCCCGCCAAGAAGAAGGAGATATTAAAATCTATAATAGATATATCTAGATGGGACGAGTATGAAAAAGCAGCAAAAAAGATGGGCAAGGATATATCTACAGAGTGCAAAATATTGGAAGCGTCAATTAGCAGCTATGATGAAACAGAATCTAGTCTTATAGAGAGCGAAAAATCTTTAAAAAATAAGACTATTAATCTAAATAAGCTAAAGTCAGATAGAGCGATAATAATCGAGAAGTTAGACAAGATCTCTATGGAGTATGAGGCGAGAAAGAAATCACTTGATACGGACAATTATGATAATACAGTTGAGGAAATTGAGCATCTGAGATTAGAGGCGGAGAAGATATCAACATTATTAAGCGAGATTGATATAAAAATATCTGATGAAAAGAGTACTCTAGATGTCTTTTGGAGTGATCTCAATATAAAGATTGAGTCAATATCAAAGATTGAAGTCTCTGAAGGTATTGATGAAAAGATGAAAAGCATTCAAGATGGAATAACCGAAGCGTCTTCAACTTCCGCGTCCGCAAGAAGCCTGCTGGCTTTACTGTCGGATATACATATAATTCATGGCGAATGTTATATTTGCAGCCAAGATATTGACAACAATCTTTATACCAGACTAAAGGATGGCCATGGCAAAAAGATTGAAATGCACAAAGCAGAGCTTGATCGTTCAGAATTTGTCCTAAAGAAGCTAAAAAAAGATTTAAAAAATGCAAAGATACTAAGAGAAAATACAATTAAAGTTTCGAGTGTTGAGTTCGAAATCGAATCTTTGAGAGCAAAAATTGAAGCACGATCTGATGTGCTGGAGTCGCGCAATGTGATGCGAGAGGGTATTTCAAAGAAATTTTTTTCAAAAAAGACAAAGCTTGCAGCGTCAGAGGAAATTCTTGAGTCTCTTAAGGATCCTAGCTTTAAAAGTTTGCAAAAGAAAATACATTCTTTAAAGATAGAGAGAGATAGGGTGTCAGCAAGTGTTATATCGGAGGCAAAAGAAATAGGATCCCTAACAGAAAGAACATCTGCTTTTAGAGGGACTCTTTCTGAGATGAAGTCCAAGAAGAAGGAGCTAACTAAAAAGAGGAAAAGAGCTGTAGTTCTTGAAAAGCTAACCAGAATGCTTGGAAAGAGTGGAATCCAAACCATTCTTTTGGATGGGATTATAGACGACCTTGAATCAACAGCAAATAGGATTCTTGGATCAATCGCAAATGAGCCAATTTTGATTACACTAGAGACGCAGAGGCTTGGATCAGACGGAGTCTCTGTTCTAGAGACGTTAGATCTGAAAATAAGAAAAGATGGAAACCTTCAGGATTTTAAGTCACTAAGTGGAGGTGAGAAGTTTAGGATATCTCTTGCTCTTAGGGTTGCTTTGAGCGATTTATCTTCAAGATATGGAGGGGCCTCTTTGGAGTTTTTGCTGCTAGATGAAGTTAACTCTCCGCTAGATAGGTATGGGGTTGAGACATTATTCGTTAATGTAATTAAATCGCTTGAGGCATCGTATAAAATTATGGTAATAACACATGATGAAACTCTTAAGGAGAAATTTGATAATGTAATTGATGTTACAAAAGTAAATGGAGAGAGTCAGATAGAGTTTGTTGCTAGATAGTCTATTAATTTTAATATAATATTTATGTCCATTAGTATAGAAATATTAGAATCCGAAAATCAGATTATATCTGGAGTTCCAGAGACGGTATCAATAGTGCCAATTGATAATCTCGTGCTCTATTACTCTTTAGATGGCGAGGACCCAGGCTCAGAATCGTTACTAGTCGATGGGCCGATCAATATGCCTACAGATGGCGTTTCTGTTGAATTAAGAGTTGTTGGGCTTAAGCTAGACCCTGAGTCGGGGGAGCTGGTTGTGGCGACAGATATTTTCGGAAAAAAATATTCTCCAGACCCTTACTCGAATAGCAAGTCTAGGCACTCATATGATGGAGTTATTGTTATTCCGTATGGAGAAGACTTAGTTGACAGCTTGTCACTATTAACGGACGGAGAAGCGGCGCAGGGCAGTGCTGTGGAGTTAAAGGAGCTTGAGATAAAAGCGTCTACTAGTTCAAGAACTGGGGGCAAAATACCTAATGATTCTACGATTGAGTTTATTAGAAAGCCTATTGCGGCAGGCTCAATATCAGATGATAGGAAGACTTCTTTTGTAAATAGCGCTGACTTTAACCCCAAGGCTAGTGTGATAGAGATTGATGGAAGAACCCAACAAGATCGGGATTCGCAGGTTGTAAGAATAGTTAATAGAAGTTATAATAGTATTGATCCAACTTCTAATTTTTATAGTGAAAACTGGAAGAGAAATGAGCAAGTAATTACGGGGAACTTGGTTAGAAGTATTTATAATAATAATACTGGAGTGATTGTTTTCTACTATTGGGAGAGCAAAGAGTCTAAGTGGCTTACGTCAATACAGAATATTGGAGCAAGAGACCCGTATAATATATCTGGATCTGGCCCATCTGGTCGGGGCAATAGGTTTGTTTATAGGTGGATACAGGAGAGGGCATTCACAAGAATTTTTTAGTTTAAGTTTGATTTAAGGGAAGTTTATGTTAAAGTTATCTGTATCCTCAATAGGCACGTTTGAAAAGTGTCCGAAGAAATATCATTACAATTATATTGAAAAGCCCAATATAATTAGGCAGAAGTATGATTTTACTGAATTTGGGTCATGCGCTCATCAGATTTTAGAAAATTTTCATAATTATATTCTAGAGAACCCAAGTGTCAAGAAAGAGGATTGGTCTTCGATAATGAAGAGCAGCTTTGTTGATGGTGTGAAGAAATTTGATATAAATCTATTAAGTGGTGACACCTGGGCTCCAGGCGGAAGTATGCCTGGAATAAAATTACTTAAAAAAATAATGCAAGATTACTTAAATAAACTAAGGTTGGATGGAATGCCTAACGTAGTTGGGATAGAAACTCCTTATAAATTTAAGATAAAAGATGGAGCATTTATAAGAGGCTATATAGACAGGATCGACAAAATTGATGATGAAACATATCATGTTGTTGATTATAAAACCTCTAAGTCCACTAAATATTTGACAAACTTCCAACTACTTGTATATGCAGAGGCAGTAAAAAGAATTTTTCCGGACGCCAAGGTAGTTCATGGGTCTTATAATATGTTAAAGCATGGATGCAAGCTGGTTAGCTGGAAGTTTACAGATATGGACCACAAAGACTGCAATAAGACTCTGGGAAAAAGGAGTTTTCAAATTGAAAAAGAGAAAGTATGGGTAAAAAAGCCTTCTATGCTTTGTCAGTGGTGTGATTTTAAGAGCATATGTCAAGATTCATGGTCGGAGGATTAAACGTTGAGTAATTATAAGGGCGAAGTTCGCATGTATGACGAAGTTATATTTGTAGACACGAAAACAGGCAGAGGTGTTGATCGGGTGATAAAAAAGATTACGCCTCTTATAGATGGGATGGCATCCAGATCTCATATCGCTGGGTATTCTTTTGAGGATATAAAGCAGGAGATATGCTTGCTCGTGGTGGACGGGGTTAAGAAATATGATCCAAGTCGCGAAGTCAAGTTGAGTACATTCTTGCATTGGCACTTGAAAAATAAGTTCATAACTAAACTAAAAAGCTTAAATACAATGGCGAATGATGCAACTTCAATGAAGGATGAAAAGATAGAGAGCTGCCCTTGCGGAGGGGACATAGAGAGGAACTCAAAGAGGGAGACTTTTGTATGCTCTTCGTGTAAAAAAATACATAAAGCTGTTTACAGATCTTCAAGAAGAGAGCTTATATTTTCAGAGATGAAATCAAGCTCTCAAGGTGAAGATGATAGTGGTGATTATATTAATTATGTATCTACTGATGATGCAATATTCCCATCCAGATTTGGAAATATTGCAGGGCTTGAGACCAAGATATTTTTTGAAAAGTTGGAGGCAGTTCTTGATGAAAAGACGGCAAAGATTTTGAGAAAATTTTGCATAGAAGGGACAACAATGCAAGAGGCGGCAAGGGCTGTTGGTATGACTGGATGGGCTGCAAGCGTTAGGCTTAAGCGAATAAAAAAGAATCCGCTCGCTAGAAAGATAATTTCATCAACATTCGGATAGGCATGAGCGCTAAAGAATTTATAGAAAATGAGAAAGATATTTCTAGATTTAAGCTAAAAGGCTTAGGAAGGGAGCCTCGGCCCTACAAGGTTCGATTGGCAGAGATAGAGAAAGAATTTCTTTGCATAGACTTTGATAGTCTGAATTTAAGTGAGGAAGAGTCCAGAGAGGCTGTAAGGTTATTTAGAGTTTCTAGGCCATCATTTTATATAAAATATAAAGATACATTATTGTGCGATAACACTTTCGATGAGCGGAGGGAGGGCACTCTCGATAGAAAAAGATATGTGTTTGAGCAGATTAAAATGTTAGGCTCAAATAATTTTTCTAATTATGATGACCACATAGAGGGTCTATTTTCTTATTCGAGATTAGTAGGGAAAAGACAGATTGCAAGATTTAGGTGCGGAGCGATGTCGGCGGCGATGTATCTAGAGTGTGGGATGGAAAAGATTTACTCTAAAGTTAGCAGCCTAAGTCCAACAAATTTATTTTATGCAAGATCAATGATGGATATGCTCATTGATAATTTACATAAAAATTGGTATGCAAATTATAATTATTTTTTAGATAAAATGGATTTTGGGAAAATTAAACCATTGAAAACACTAATAGATAAGGAGCCTTGTGAGGATGATCTTGCCGCTGATGGTTACTCCTTTGTTACCAAAGTTAAGGGCAGGGGCAATGAGCATATCAAAATTGTTCACTTAGATCTGCTTGGCAATGATGGTGAAGATTTGGCTTGTTATTTTTCTACAAAATTACGCGGAGGCGAACCCAGCGACTATAAAGCGCTTGATTTAAGATATTCGAGTGATATTAGAGTTAGGCCACAGTTGTGCAAAGTAAGGTTGCTTGTTCCGAGCACGAGGTCTGAGTCTATATCTATTAGTTCGCTAAACGCGGTAATTACATCTTTTTATGGTCAAATTTATAAAGAATATCATTCTTTTTAATCTATTAATTTATCTTATATTTAGTAGTGAAAGTATTGGTTATCGTATTATCATTAAGGGTAGTAATATATGATATTTGCAGATAAAGAGCGTCAAGTTAAAAGATTCTTAAGAAAAATGGATTCGGAACAGTTTGGCGGTTTATTAGAAGATATAAGATTATTATACTCAAGCCCCGGTGATGCAGATGACATCCTTGATATGGGCGATAAATATTTAAGCTCAGTAAACTTAGCTTCATTACTTCTTTACGCAGATGGCGTTAACAACCTTTTTTCAAGCGGTCTAGATGTTTTGCTGCGCGATCTATCCGAGCTACATGAGGATCCGGACGATACTAGTAGTGGCTTGGTGACATCTGAGGGGCATATTGATAGCAGTGAAAGTTCAAAAATAGGGAGCCTTTCGACGCCAGAGGCCGTAATTGATGTATGGGCACCGCTACTGGTCGATATTCACGAGATAATAGATAATGATGAAGATGTTGATGAAAGTCCTAGCGCCCCCAGCGGTGGCATTTCCGATAATTATGGCGCTGAGCTAAAGAAAGATGATGAGGAGCTCGATGGTGACGATAGGGATGGCCTGAGTGAGCTTAGTATTAGCGATGAGGAGCGTGACGATAGTGGTGGCGAAGTCGTATACAGAACTGTTTATGAGCTAGATAGGATTGGCCTAAATAGAGATGAAGTAATTAGAATTATAAAGTATCAGTTTGGGATGAGTTTAGACGAGAGCGAAGAGTTAGGCGAGGTTATCCCCGAAATATCTTATATGCTTGAAGTGTTGCAAGATAAAATAATCGCACATTATAACCAACTAAATGAGGACAGCTCTGCCTATCCAGATGAGGATCTTTTGGTGGCAGATGAGTCATTGAGAGGATTACTCAGGGGCTTTTTAAAGGATGACCCGAGGGCAGAAGAAGTAGCGACACTTGATGAGAAAGAAGACGGCGAAGAAGGTTTAAGTTTACCACCGAAGAAGAGAAGAAGAGTAGTCACGCCGGGAGGCCTATTGGTTGACCATGCTGACAAAGAGAGTATAAAGATTGAATCTTCAACTGATGTATGGGCAGATGCCGTAGGCAATACTCTAATAGACCTTGAGCTTTCTGCTGACCAGCTTGCAGAACTTTCGCGTACAAGCTCTGGCGAATATACTTCCGACCTCTTCGCACCGACACAAGACCGGGTGGCAAGCGAAAAGGCGCAGATGCAATTTCTAAGGAGAGCTCGCAAGAAGTTTAAGGATGGTGAGTTTTCTCAATTTTCTTTGTTAAAAAAAATAGAGACCAGTGATATTGCCGAAGGCTTTAGTGACTCGAATAAAAGCATTATTCATCCAATATTTAAAGAGACTATTGAAAGATTTTCGGGAGAATCAATTTTTCAAATTGATGATAGCGGAGAGGGCAAGCTTAGAGATGATGCAATTGATATTATTGACTTTATAGATGATAAAGTTGTAAATCTACTAAGAAGTCTTAGGGAGGGGATTGGATATAGAATAAGAAGTTCTCCGCGTGGATCTAAAATGCTTGAGATTAGAATCGAAAAAGCAAATATTGCAGCTGGGAATGCGATAGAGGCTATAAAAATATGGGATGCTTTTAATGATATTCAGTCCAATAGGTTGGGCGCTAGAATTACGGACAACCTTAGGGTTATAAAAAGAATTGGAGAGGGAACCCAGGCATTTGAGCATTTGGTAGAAATTATTATTATGGGGTCTTTAGTTTATTACCAGGGTAATAAGTTCGGGAAAGTAATAGCAAAAAGGGCAACTATTATAGGCGCGGATGAGTCGAATCTAAGCGAAGCTTTTTATAATAATTTAAGATCCCAGATATCTGGGAAGATTAGAGATGCACTAAATATTAGAAATCATGACGGATGGACATCTCCATTTATAACGCTTTATGCCGCAACAAATGTTAATGTCAAATATATTTTAGATGGAGCAGTTCGTGATGTAAACAAAGATTCGACAGGGTCCTCTTACATAAGTTGTCCGCTTTGCAATAAGAATATAAGATATAAAAATTTTGGGAAAAAAGGTGGAAAAAGCGAGCGTGTTAGCCATGATTATAAAATTAGAGAGCACTCCCTGGTAAGAAAGGACCGCCAGGAGTCTGCTGGAGGAGTTACTACTCAATATCCGGGAGGCATAATACCAAGGGATGATCTTTTTGGTCACCCAGGAGTTAGGGTTGACGGAGAGATTGAGTTAATAAGTTGGAGTAGAGCAAAAGAAATGCTGGCGTCAACAAGCAGTGTTGAGCAGGAGAGTGGTAATAGGGCTAGAAATAAAATACTAAAAGATCTAGGCGGAGAGCCGCTATATCATGGGGATAGGTATGTTTCTAGTACAAAGTTTGCTTGCCCAATGAAGGACTACGATATTCCCGAGGGGTCAGTTACGGCAAGGGAATGCGGATATTCGTTAGACATTAGCAGTGTGGACGATAGTTTTGATATCAACCCGACAAACTTTAAAACCAAATTTAGCGCGAATATTCCTGGGACTCAAGAGCCTGAAGATTTCTTCGAAAGAATAAATGAATCTAATATTTCAGAAGAAGGCAAGAGCGTGATATCAGATTATGTAACTAGGAAAAGATCTGGCGGGTGGAATTTTTCAAGAACTAAATTTGCATGTCCATGCCATATAGAGCCGGAATCATTTTCCAAAGATGATATGAAAATGTTTCGAGAAAGATTTGGTTCTGCGCTACTTTTGATCCCTCATATTGGTTTTGCAAAAAGAGATACTCTCGAATCATTAGGCGTGCTTGAGAAGGCCTTGAGCCCCAATAACTTGGAATGGGCATATCATCCACCAACAGATTCTAGCGGGCAGAGTAGGCTTTTTGAAGAAGGCTCTTCGGGGTACGTTGTTTGCGGAGCATCGACCTCAATATCATCTTTTCTAAGAGGTAGCGGACAATTTTCTTTAAAGTCTCTCGTGGAAAGAGCTAGAGATACAAAAGGAGAGCCTGAGGTAGAAAAGATTATTAGCCAACTTCTAAAGTTAGGGGTAGATGTATATGATATAGTAGAGATGGATCTATTTTTTGAGAGCACGCTGGATAAGAGCAGCAGACATTCGTTAGTTAACAATTTATTAAAATCTGCTATGGCCACGAGGGTTAGCTCCAATACTGGCGATGAGAGTATTCTTGATATTATTGGCGACCTTGGGCTGAGGTGTGGTGAGGGTCATATTTTTACGATAGGGCAGTCTGTTAGGGTCGGAACCACTCATGCCGGAGTGTCACCAGGGCCTGAGATGACAAACCCAGATGGCGTCTTAAGCAGGTCTGGCCTTGATAGCTTTAAGTATATCGGTGAGAAATATTTTAGGCCAGTTACTTTAGAGTCTGATCTAGAGAGGCTTCGGAGCACCATTGACGGAGGCAGTTCTTATTCTGGTTTCGCTCTTAGCGGTGTTAAATTCCCCAGTCCAATTGGCGATGGAAGTATGGTTTCATTTTCTAAATCAAACGAGTCGAAAATGAGAAGCAGAGCGTTTGTATCCGGGAACCTTCCCGATAAGTCTTCGGTGTATAGTTATGATTCTCCAGAGCGTGTTGATAGCGCATCTACCAAGTGGAGTGGAGAATATTCATCTGGCGATGCTGGGGATGTCGCTGCGGAAGATTCTAATCAGGCCGAAGATAGAGTTATGATCAACAAGGAGAGTCTGGCAGATATTGTTGGCCATATCTTTGAACTATTAAGCGGAGTATTAAATACGGCAATTTCGCTAAGAAGAACTTCTCAATCTCTAAATATAGAATCTGTATTATTAAGCGATGAAGAAGAGTGCTGCAGCGATGAAGATGTTAAAAAGATAAAAGATGTATTTTCTTTGCTCTTCAAGGCCCTGGGTGCGACTGATGGGAATATAGAGAGCCTTCTCTTAGATCTGGATAATGAGCTAATAAATCGACTTAAGGGTCAAAAAATATCTGCGATAAGAGGGTATGGTAGAGTTGGAATTGAATCAATTTTTACAAGAATTGTGGTTGAAAATTTAGAATTACAGTTTAAAGACGTTATCGATGCAGAGACTATGAATAAAGCAAAAGAAGCAGTATCAAAGTCTGTAGAAATATTGGTGCCAAGAGGCTACGAATATAATGATTTATTTCCAGAAGACTCTGGTTCAAAGTCTCGAAAACAAGGAATAATATTAAGGCGAAGAGCTGAGCATGTTGGCAGACAAATAATGGGCGGATCTGCAAAATATTTTGCAGACGTAGTTGCCAGTATTTTTAAAAATAGATTTAGCGAAAAATTATCATCATCCATGTTTTCTGGGCTCAATATAGACATTGACATTTCTGATGGGGATTCAGTTATTAATTTAGACTTTTCTGATATTGCTATATTAAAAAGCGAGGATTATCTGGAGGAGTGCGTTGATAATTTTAAGAGCAGCGGGGGAGACATCGAGACTCTCTACGAGAGCTATATTGATTCGAGAACCAGAATTAAAAAGGAGCTAATTAGATTTCGTGGAATAGTAACTACCCAAAAGTATATGAGTGAAGGAGCCGATATTGCCTCACGAGGGATAGATGAGGCCTTATCAGTAGAAAGTGATGTAGTTAAGAGAAATATAAAAAGATATATATTTGGCGAAGATAAGATTATTAATGTATCACTGAGCCCGGGAAGTAAGCATATTTCTGGTGCTGGCCAAGGGGAGCTCGTAGGAGGGTATACCTCGCCCGTTCTGGTTCCAAATTATAAGTTTGGTGATCCAGGCATAATTCATGTATTATCTGACGGAAGTACACTTTATGATACTGCTAAAATTTTAACTCAAGATGAGCATAAATTTTTTAGTTTCAGCGAGTATTCGGCAGGCTATATTTTAGCCCTAGTAAGGGGCGCGATGCCTTATGGGTGTGATGAGATACCCGCTGACGTTCTCGGATCGCTAAAGGATAGGCTGGAAGACAGCCCGTGGGCTCCCTGTTTTGTAAATAGAGTTATTGACGGGAAAGCTCCGTATATATTAAAAGAGTCTTATAAATTAAGCATATTAAATCATCCAAAAACTAATAGAGTAAGGGATGATGATAATGAGTTATATTATGAAAATAATGACATCGGACTCAATACTATAGGAGGAATACAGCTTGGGCAACAAACCTCTTCAACTGCAAAAAATGGTGTAAGCAAGCTGTATCCTCCAAGCCCTTATGCCTCTACTAGTGTGGGGATTCCGTTACCGCTTGACTATTCTGGCTCTTATTCTAAGTCAAGCGGTACATTTAATATTCCTCATTTATATACAGTTCGTGAGGATTCAGATGAGTATAGCGAACCTAAGTTTAAAGTTCCTATCCAGGAGTGTAATTCTCCAATTGATATTGGACTGGAGGATGGCCCAATTAATGCGGCAGATTTTATGAAGAGGTCTCCAAAATATGCAATTCCTATTTTTAACGAAATAGATGAGACGTATGAGGGCGCGATTAGAGACGCCGCAGATAATAAAGATAGAGCAAGAGCTATTGTTGATAACGCAAAGATCAAAATAAAACAATTGCATAATAAATATAGGAATTTGCCCTTTGAGGTTGAGGCAGCAAAGAATAGAACGGGCACAAGTCCAAAGGGAGGCTTTAGAAATATTGGAGGATTATATATATCCATGTGGGATTACCAGACGATGTACAAGCTAGCTACATGGCCAGCATATTCCGTCGAGTGGGGAGGTCCAGGGAGATATTCTGATCCAAGTCATTACGAAAAGATAGTAATGTTCATATCAAATCTTTATAATCTAGAGTCAATAGCGAGCTCCATTAGCGACAAGACAAAGAGTGAATACACCGTAGAGGATGTATTAAATGGAGTAAGAAAGGGGATGAAGAAGGACCATATTGCAGGCAACTTCGGGCGTGGTTTGGGCGGCTTTTATTCAGTAGGCGCAGAGCTTGGCGAGTCTGATGCAAATATAAGCATTTATACTGATTGGGATTATCCAGGAGCTGGAAGTGGTGAAGAGGCTGACCTTAATTTTTCATCATATTCAGATAGGCTGGATAGGCTTGGGCGAATTCAAAGTCAAGATGATCCAGACAGACTTTCTCCGGCAGATATCGCTACGATGAGAGGGCTATATGGGCAGACTGGTGGGGTTGGAAGCAAAGTTCAGCTAGGCCCTTATGGTGAAACAAAGGCATCTGATCCAACGCTTAGTGTTTATGCGTTCACTGCCAAGTTGCGTGATTTTATAACAAATTTTGCCCTAAAGTCTTCGGTTGGTAATAAAGAGTCTAGCAGCAAATATAATTCGAAATTTTTATCTAAAATTTCGGAGAGAAAAGGCGATCTAAGGCGTATAATATTTATGTCAGAGGTCGAGTCACTTCTGAACGAATTTAATAAACAATAAAGATAAAAGGAATAATGTAATATGATTGAGCGAGCTACTCCTGCGCCTATCAAGATTTTGAGCACAAATGAAAATAGTGACGTAACGTGTTGGGATATGGAAGATGCAAAAGAATATGTCAAAATTTATATGACGTATGAAATACAAATTAAAGATCTTCAGGACTCCAGAAGAGAGTGGTCAAAAGACTTTCTCGACGAAAAAGGCCTTCCGAAAAAGGAGCTTTCAACAGCGTTATCAGCAGCCAAAAAAGAGCTGGATATAGAGGTTGTAAGTGAGATATTTAATAATATAGCAGAGATGGTATAATTTAAAAAAAATTGAAAAATCCAAAATTGTGATTAAATTATTTTGGCGCACGATGTAGGCGAAAACATCCACCATTCAACCTATTAGGTTTGAGAGAAATATAATGACAAAAAGACGCGGGGCTGGTTTCATATCACTTCATAACCACACCGAGCTTGGCAGCCCCCTTGATGGAATGAATCGTGTTGATGAAATTTTCAAAAGAGCGAAAGAAGTTGACCATCCAGGAATAGCCATAACAGACCATGGCACTTTAGCTGCGCATTATGATTCTTTTTTAGAGTCAGAAAAAACAGGCGTGAAATTAATTCCTGGAATTGAGGCTTATTTTGCAGATAATCTAGAAGAGAAGCGATCATATCATCTAGTTTTGCTACCAAAGTCTGAGGTCGGATATAAAAATATATTAAAATTAAACTATCTAGCTTATAAAAATCAAGTTTCGGGCTGGATGAGCAAGAAGACTCCGAGAATAACCTGGGAACATATAGAGAAATATAATAAAGATGTTATAGCATTAACTGCATGTCCGTCTGGACTTGTAGCTAGGACGTTAATAACTGAAGACAATGAGGATTTAGCGTGTCAGCATATAAAGAGGTTTAACTCTATATTTAGTGATGGCTTTTTTCTTGAGATTCAGCCACATTCACTAGATGTTACGACGGCCAAAGGGAAGCCTATTAGTCAACCAAGGTTAAATGATGCTCTCATTAGGCTCTCTAGAGATATGAACATTCCATATGTGATAACATGTGACGCACATTATAGAGACGCTGAGCATGCTAAATACCATGATTTTATGCTTGCAATAAAAGATAAAAAGGCATTAGATGATCCAAATAGGTTTAGGTATGGGGTACAAGATATGTACCTTAAAACGAGAGATGAAATAGTAGATTTTTTCGGGGATGATATTGCAACAATTGGTATGGAAAATACCATGAAGATTTATGATGCGTGTGATTACCCAGATTATCTTAGAGCGCGCGGACCTCAACTCCCAGTATATCCAGTAGTTGACTCTGAAGATTATTGCGAGTTTACCAAGTGGGATGAGTTATCTAACTCTGACCTAAGAGAGGACAAGCAATATCTTAGATACAAGTGTATTGAAGGCTTTAAGAAGAAATTTGGAGGCCTCCCGCATGACGAGAAGAAAATTTATTGGGATAGAGTAAAGACAGAGTTGGAAGTCTTGGAGGGTAAAGATTTTTCATCTTATATGCTTATAGTTTCTGATTATATAAATTGGGCGAAAAAACGAATGCCGGTAGGTACTGCAAGAGGCAGTAGCGCAGGGTCTTTGGTCGCGTATCTAATCGGGATAACAGGTGTGGACCCTATTAAGTATGATTTGATATTTGAAAGATTTCATAACAATCAAAAAACATCATTTCCTGACATTGATACAGACTTTTCTAGGCCGGCGGAGGTAAAGAATTATCTTAAAAATAAATATGGAGAGACTAGAGTTGCCTCGATATCTAATATCGGCAGGCTAACTCCAAAGGTTGCGATAAAAGATTGTGCAAGAAGCCTGAGAATCGGCGGGGATAAGTCTACTGCGTTTAAGATTTCAAATATAATAACACAGAATATGCCTGACTCAAACTCCATTAGTGATGCCATAAAGAATAGTCCTCAATTGGCCGAATATATGAAGAAGTATCCGGAACTACATGAGTATGCCGATAAGCTTCAGAATTTAACCAGAAACTGGTCAACACACGCGGCAGGTATTGTAATTGGAAATGAGCCATTGTATAATTTCGTACCTCTAAGGGTAGATGATAAGGGGAATACAGTTACGCAGTGGGAGAAGAATAGATGTGAAAAGAACGGCTTAATTAAGATGGATCTTCTTGGCTTAAAAACCTTGACTGTAATAGATGAAACTTTTAATCTAATAGAGAGGAAGACAGGGGAATCCTTATCTGTAGAGGATATAGATATAACCGATCAGAATGTTTATAAGATGCTAGGAAAAGGTGGTACTTCTGGAGTTTTCCAGTTAGAATCATCTTTAACTCCTTTGTGCATAAAGCTAAAACCAAGGTCAATTCAGGAAATTTCAGACATTAACGCAATTGGGAGACCATCATGCAGCCCTGAATCTAGGGCTAGCTATATTCGCAGAAAGCTTGGAAGAGAGAAGTATGAAGTTGAGCATAAAAACTTAGAAAGAGCGTTGGGATCTACCTTCGGGATCCTTGTATATGAAGAGCAGGCAATGTTTATAGCTCAGGATGTCGCTGGGTGGGACTTGAATCAAGCTGATTCGCTCAGAAAACTTAGCAAGCTAAAGGGTAAGGATCCTGAGCTCGCTCTAAAAGTAGAGGCTGATTTTATAAGAGATTCAATGAAATATTCTAAAATAGGTATTAAGCTCGCGAATAAAATATGGAGTGATTATATAGAGGTTTTGCAGGGGTATAGCTTCAATAAGAGCCATTCTATATCTTATTCATTCATATCATATTATACCGCATGGTTGAGGCATTATTACCCAGTGCAATTTATGTGTGCGCTTATGAACTCAGAAGATCAAAACAGTGATGCCGTCCAAGAGTACCTTGATCGGTGTAAATCTATGAATATAGAGGTCCTTCCTCCATCAATAAACAGAAGCAAGGGGATATATGAGGTTAGCGAGGATAAGATAGTTACAGGGTTTACCTCAATAAAGGGGATCGGAGAGAAGGCTGTAATTAGTTTGGCCGAGAATTCTTCAGTGAGAAGTTTTATAGAATTTATTACAAAAAATGATAGCAGAACTGTTGGGAAGACTGTTATACAGTCATTAGCGAAGTCGGGTGCCTTAGATAGCTTCGGCCTAACTAGAAAGGATATGGCCGAGAATTATCAAAAGTATAGAACAAAAGCAAGGGCGGAGCTAAAAAAGGGAAAATCTATTGACGAAATTACGATTGAGCCTTATACTTCTGAGGAGTGGAACAGGAAGGAGCTGCTTCTTGGCGAGCGTGAGGTTCTTGGCCGATCAATAAGTGGAAGCTTACACGAGGTTTTCTCAAGCTTCTTTTCTGGCGGAGAAAATGTTTTAATATTATCTCGCCTACCAATTCTACAAAAGGGTGACTCGGTTCGGGTAGAGGCCATAATAAAGACGAAGATTAAAGAGTTTAAAATAAAGAATGGCAGAAATATTGGAAAGAAATTTGCCAAATACTTAATAGAAGATATACATGGAAATACGGCAGGTAACAGGTTAAAGCCGCTATTAAATGATGGAATACCAATAAAGGCAATTTGCAGAGTTGGTGAGTATATGGATACGAAAGACTTGTCCCTTAGCTCAATGGAAAGAATATATGGGAAAAATTTATGATTTTATGTAAAAAGTGTGGATTTGGAGTTCTTGAGGCTATGCGCCATGCACTAAAGAGTAATGCTTGTCCAAGTTGTGGAAAAACATTATTTGGAGACAGTCATGTGCAGGAAATGTCTGCGATTTCTGGAAGGATTAGGTCTCAAGAATTTTCTCAATCTTTGGGCGATGATATAATTTTTGATATATCTTTATTTATATTAGATAATTATTCAGACTTTAATGAGCCAGAAGATACTGCGTCAAGCCCAGAAGATGCTGCGTCAAGCCCAGATCATACTGGTGAGTCGCCAGAGGAGTCTCTAGAACTAATTAGAGATGAAATTCGCGGAGAAGCTATTTCTAGCATAAGCGAGTCAGAAGAGGATGATGAGACTGATGACATGAAGCTGTCAAGGCTTAAGCGAATGGCGAAAATGGCGGAAAATTTAGACAGAACAGGCCCCGCTGTAAGGCGAGTGACCACATGATAAGAGCCATAGCCAATAAGCGACTAGATATAAGTAATGATGAGCACTCTTACTTTAAGGCGATAAAAGAAGAGATTGGCATTGATTCATTTAGAGGGCTATTTGCTACGGATGATAATGGTATTATTACAGCAATAACGCCACCTCCTGATAAATCAACGCCAATGGTTGTATTGTTTTTTGTTTTAAACATAATGATGAACCAAAGGCTTAGGGCTCTAGACAGAAAGATTGTTTCAAATAATTTTGAAGATAGATTAAGCGCACTAGAAGACAAAGTAAAGGAACTTTAAAATGTCTTTATTTAAGGATATTGTTAATATAAAGAATTTTTCTATAGAAAGCATAGATATTTCAGATATAGAAGACTTGGTTGGAAAACTCCCAAAAAATGGAGTTATAGACTTAAATATCTCAGAAAGGGGGCTGATTTATACACTGGAAGGGCAGAATATATGCCAAGAGCATATAGTTAAGATAGATAGGTTTATATCTATTCTTGATTCAAAGGCGAAGAAGGCCTGGTCAGAAGCAGCGCTCGAAAGGGCCAAGGTGCTTGGCCATAAGACTGGCAAAGATAAAGAGTGGTCGGCACAAGCAGATGATGATTATATTAAGGCGACAAACGAACTTGCATTGGCGAAGGCATGCAGAAAGTGGTTTGAGAATAAAATTAGTTACTTTTCAGGGTGGCACTATGCGTTTAAGTCTTTTATGAAGAGAGATTATTCTATAGAAAATGCTACAAGCCTAAACTTATCCAGGTATAATGGTGGCTCTGCGAAAGAGCTGGAGCCATATCCCTCTAAGGCAGAGGATAAAAATGATAACTGGGGAGAGATTGATTGGGAATAAAGATTTTATCGAGTAAAATATGTTTGCTCGAAAATAATCGGCAATGGGCCGAAATTACAAAATAGCAGCAAGGAGCTGCAGAAAAGGAAAAGGTAAAAGTATGTCAGGTATGGTATTTGGAGAAGTAGATTGGAACGCAGCAGATTCTGGCGGAAAGTCTGATTTTATGCGACTAGAGGAGGGTGAGAATATTGCGAGAGTCATGGGTAACCCAGTGCAATTTTATGTTCACTGGCTAACCCTTCCGGACGGTTCTAAGCGGAAGGTAAACAGCCCAATTGACACACCTCAGCTGGTAAGAAGGCTTGAAGACTCTGGCTTCAAGAGGCAGGCAAGATGGCTGATCAAAGTTTTAAACAGAAACGGTGAGGAGTTTCAGGTCCTTGAGGTTGGCTCTCAGGTTTATAACGGCGTTAAGAGCCTCTATAACAATAGTAGGTGGGGAAAGGTTACTAATTATGATATAACGATTAATCGTGGCCCAAAGGGGTCTCAGCCGTTGTATAGCGTAACTCCAAATCCGAAGGAGCAAATTCCCTCGGAATTAAAGTCCGAGTATGTTGAATTTAATGATAGAATTAACGTAGAAAAGTTAATTACTCCAGCCACTGCAACGGAGATTTGTGAGCTAATGAGTTGGAACGTATCAGAATATGAGGGTGAGTCCTCAGACCCTGAGGTTGGTGACAGTGAAGAATTTGGATTCGATTTTGAGTAAATAAAATTACACTCTGCCTGTAAAGCGCATATAAACATTATAATTTATATGCGCTTTTTTTGTATTTCTTACTAATTATTAGTATAATTCTTTCATGGAAAAGGTTTTATCACTTGATATCAGTTCGTCAACAATTGGTTGGGGACTAATTTATTTTCATAATAACTTAATAACGTTCAAGGGAAGTGGCCACATCAAGCCTCCAAGCAAGGCTGCTGCTGAAAAAAAATCTTTTGGATTAAGCTATAGGCTGAATGAAATTGCGAAATCAGCACAAAAGTTGTTAACAGATGTTGCTCCAGATGTAGTCATCGTGGAAGACTATGCTAGGAAATTTTCAAGAGGGAAAAGTTCTGCAAATACAATAATAGTATTAGCAACTGTGAATGAGACTGTATCGCTAGAGGTATTTAAGTTTCTTGGCAAGGAGGCGGTAAGGCTTCCGGTATCAAGAATAAGAAAAATATTGAGGGACGAATATGAAATGCCCCTGAATGATAAGGATGATATCATTAGTTTTATGGCAACCATGTTTGGTGACTTTAAGCCTATAAAAAATAAGGTAGGCAATACAAAAAAAGAATGTTTTGATGAAGCAGATGCTTTAGCGGCCGGTTTGGCCTATTGTATTAGTGAACTAAAAAGATAAGGATTTACTTATATGTCTAAAATAATTATAAGCAGTGTAGAGGCGAGAGAGAAGATAGTTAATGGAGTATCTAAGCTCGCAGGCGCAGTTTCAGCAACCATGGGGCCTCAAGGCAAGAATGTTATAATCGGTAAGTTTGTTGGTGCTCCTGTAATAACGAAAGATGGGGTTTCTGTTGCAAGGGAGATCGTTCTGGATGATGTTATGGAAGACCTCGCATGTCAATTGGTAAAGGAAGTGGCCGGAAGAACGGCGGATATAGCAGGGGACGGAACCACAACGGCAACGGTACTTGTTGACGAAATGATGAGAAGGGGCTCTGATCTTATGAGCTCTGGATACAGTCCCTTGAAGTTTAAGGAGGGGCTCAATTGGGCGGTCGATAGGGTTGTCGATAGCCTAAATGTTCTTTCGAAGCCAGTTGAAGATTTCGGAACACTTAAGTCTGTTGCGTCAATATCTTCAAATAATGATTATGAGATGGGCGGAAGCATAGCTGATGCGTTTGAGCTGGTTGGGTTTGATGGCACTGTTTCTGCAGAGGCATCTCCTGGCCCTGGATATTCGGTTAGAGAGATAGACGGAATTGAGCTTAAAAGCGGATATATATCCCCATCTTTTCTTGAGGATGGAAAGTCATCTGTAATTATGGAAAAATCTAGCGTTCTTATTTTAAACGAAGAGCTGACACATTTAAACGAGTGTCTGCCGATGCTTAATGAGTTATCGAATAATAATAAGCCTATTTTAATTATTGCAAAGTCAGTAAAGCAGGAGGCTCTGAATACGCTTCTTGCAAATAATAAAATTGGAAGACTAAGGGTTGCTGCGATTGAAATTCCAACATTTGGGAAGAACCAAAGAGAGTGGCTGGATGATTTGTCAATATTGCTGGGAACGAAGATTGTTGGGAATGACGGAGTAAGGCTAAGGGATATTTCAATCGAAGATTTGGGTGCTGCATCCAAGGTTATTGTCGGGAAACATTCTACCAGGATTTTAGAAGGTGCTGCTTCACTAGAGAGCAAGGAGGCTAAGTTAGCGCAGTACAAGGAGGATTTTAAAATTTTAATATCAGATTCTGACAGAAGAGACATTGAGAGTAGAATGGCCTTTTTAAATGGAAGGGCGGCAGTAATAACTGTCGGATACTCTACAGAGCTTGAACTTAGAGAGAAGGGGGATAGGATCGATGATGCTCTTTCGGCCACAAGGGCAGCGATTGATGAGGGCTACGTTGCGGGCGGAGGAGTAACTCTTGCAAAAATTGCAAGCTCAATGGATTTATCAGAATTAAACGAAGATCTTCATCCAGCTGCAGATGTTGTTCTTAAGGCATGCCTTAGGCCTATATCTCAAATATTGTCTAATGGCTTTTTAGATCATAGTGAGATAATAGCAAAGGTTTTAAAGTCTAAAGATGTTGACTTTGGGTATAATGCTGCAACAAACGAATACGGTAATATGATTGAGTTTGGAGTTCTTGACCCAAAGAAGGTTACGAGAGTTGCTCTACAAAATGCTGCAAGTATAGCACTTCTTCTTCTAAACACAGATGTAATAATTGCAGAAAAGCCGGAAGATCCATCGTCATGGCAACCGCCTGCTGGCTGGAGGCCTCCAGCTGATAATAATTTAAACCATAAATATTGAGGTATTATTAATGACCAGAAAGATTACAGAGAGTGAAGCGGAAAAGGAGATAAGAAAATTCTTTGGGGATGGGGTGGTATTTTTTGACGGAAATATAAATACCGCAGGAACACATGACGCCATAAGCACTGGAAGCCCTGCGCTCGATGAAGCGATTGGAATAGGGGGAATCCCAAGGGGCAGGATAACTCAGCTGGCAGGACGAGAGAGCTCTGGGAAGACGATGTTATCCCTATCTTGTATAAAGAGCTATCTAAATCAGAATCCAAATAATACAGCGCTATTCATTGATGCGGAATATACGTATGATCCGGAATGGGCCAAGAGTCAAGGGGTGGATATCTCTAGAGTCATGGTGATAAAGACTAATGATGCGAAAGAGATATTCGAGGGTCTCCTTGGGATAAATAAAGTTAACTCTGTAACTAAAAAAGTATCCAAAAGTATGAAGGGAATACTAGATTACGTAATAGAGGGTGAAGATCCGAGGTTTAAAAATCTTGGAATAATAGTTCTTGATTCGATAGCCGTTTTGAATACACCGCTTGAGGTTGCTGCTGCGGTTGGCAAGGCAAATATGGCACCTATACCTAGGTTTTTGTCTACAGAGCTAAAAAAATTAACACCAGCAGTTGCGCAAGCAAATGTGGCATTAATAGGGATAAACCAGGTGAGGGTTGATCTGGGGAAGATGTTCGGAGACCCATTGTCTTCTCCGGGCGGCAAGGCGCTTAAGCATGCTTGCAGCCTGATGATAAATATGGCCCCAATGTTTGGGTCAGATAATGTTATAAAAAATTCTTCTGACGAAAGAGTGGGTCATAAAGTTCGGGCGAAAATAGAAAAAAATAAGGTAGGAGCGCCATTTAAGAAGGCAGAATATTTTGTGGAGTATATGAAGGGAGCTGTAAACGGAGAACAGGAGATATTTGATCTTGCTGTAAAATATGGCCTGATAGAGCGTCCATCAGCTCAGAGTTATTTAATCGATGGCGAAAAAGTTCGTGGCAGAGATAATGCCGTCGTGGCAATGGCAAAGAATGAAGAATTAACTAACGCCCTTGACAAGAGGGTCAGAGAGCTATACACTGGCGGGGCCGACACGGCCGCAGAGAAGGGTCATGAGATTATTGAGAATACATTAATCTCATCTATAGAATAGGGGTAAATATGCTTGTAAGATGTAACGTTAATTGCCGGCAAAATGGGGGGATGACTGACGCATCGTTGGACGTAAAGACAAATTGTGTTGTATGCAATGATTGCGGGGATGAGTTGGTAAATATATCGTCTTATACAAAAGCTTCAATGAAGATAGTTGGAGATATAATTCGGAGAAAAAATAGAAAAGCGTTTACTTTTTCATGTGAAGAGTGCGGTGAGTCGAAAGAAGTAGACGTTATTGGTGGCAAGGTTGTTGGCGCTGAGTGTGATTATGAAAATTTTAATTGTAAATTTTCAATTACAAATAATATGGTTGACGCTATAAAGATGATTCACCAAAATAATACTAAGGATTCTGAGAATGAATAGCTCAAATGAAGTGATTGCGCTAAATATACTTGCCGAAATTTGTCATTCAAATCTAAAGAACTCCAAAAAACTAACAAGTTATTTGATAGATAATAGGGGTATCTCCAGGGAAATGATAGATAAGTATAAGCTTGGTTTTTTCCCACAAAATCTAAAGAAGCTAACTAGTTTTGTATCAGAATCGCTTTTGCTAAAACTTAATATCGCTGAGACTCCTTACCGTAGTCAATTCTCAGATTATTTTTCTTTAGTTTTCCCAATATATTCAGAATATGGAGATGCAAGGGGAATAAGCGGCAGAACTCTTCTTTCAGATATCGAAAGAAGAAGCATTGGAATTCCGAAGTATAAAAATAGCTCATATAAAAAGGCCGATATTCTCTACGGACTCAGAGAGTCTGTGAATTCAATAATTGAAACACAAAACGTCTATGTCGTTGAGGGCTATTTTGATAAAATAGCAATGGATTCTGCCGGTATAAAAAATGCAGTTGCAATTTGTGGCACTGCATTTTCTCAAAAGCATTTTTTAAAATTAACAAGATATACTGATAAAATAACTTTTATATTAGACTCCGATGATGCGGGGACAAAGTCCATGCAGAGAATATATGATAAGTATATAAACAAAGGCATTAAGTTGAGATTTCTAAGTGTTCCAGGGCCATTTAAAGATGTAGATGAATTTTTTAGAGAAAATTCAATTACTGAATTTGAAAAAAGATTTATGCAAATAATTCCAGGGGCATGGTAATGTCAAAAAAAAAGAGCAAATCTTATCAGCATAAGATAGTTGAGATATCATTTGATCAAATGAAATTAAATAATTTTTCAAACTCAAATGGTATAAGCAATATGCTTACCGATAGCTCCATAGATGATAGAATTTCCGACTTAAAATCAGAGTTATTAGAAGAGATTTATGAAATAATTCATGGAGATTATTTAACTGAGCATCAAAAGAAGATTTTATTTATGCGTCTTATGGGTAAAACTCAAAATGATATTGCAAAACATCTTGGAATAACTCAGTCAGCAGTGCACAAGGCCATGCATGGCAATATAGATTATAAGAATAATAAAAAGCGATATGGAGGAATAGTCAAGAAGTTACAAAAAATATGTGCCACGCATACGCGTGTGCACGAAATTCTTGTATCAATAGAGGAGATAAAATCAGAGTCTGATGAATCTTGAATTCTATTAATAACATTGGAAACGGGTAGTAAACTATTATTTGTTATTTTTATTTTTCTGCTAATTGATTGATATAAATCAAAGAATAATATAAGTTTAAAAGATTATATTATTATAAGCAATATGGAGCACTATATAGTATGTCATTTTTAGATAAAGCCTTGATAGAATTTTCTAATAATTCAAAGCCAGGAATTTCTGGAAAAAATAGAATAAAAATTACAGATGACCTGAGAATTAAGAAGGTTGCCTTTGATATGGTCAAGGTATATGGAGATGAGTACAATGATCTTTGGAGGATTGAAAATACAGATGATGGCGACTTTCTAGTTAGAGCTTCTAACCCAGAGTTTCAAGTAAAAGAGAGTAGTAATTGGAAGGCAGTTAGTGATTTTGGCTGTGAAAATATTACTCTTTCATACTGTGGAGTTCCAATAGCAAGATTTGCTTCAAGTGAATATTCGTTTTCCCCAGAGGATATTGGGATGTTTAAGGCAGCATTGCTTGAGAGAGCTGTAGATGACAGTGAGTTTGTAAAGCAAGTTTTTGCTAGTCAGTCTGATGCGAAGAGGGCTGCAATTAGTGGCGCTTTCCCAGAGTTAAAAGATATCATAAAGTAGGAAATAAATAGTTATGAAAGATATTTCAAGATTAAAGCTAGAGGCAGAAAAAGCAATTGAAAAGCTTGTAAGTGGCAAGACATATACCTCAAAATACGCTCTTAGTAGGATCAACGCGGCCTTAGATAAGAGTCCGAACGACGTTTTAATCGGAACGATGAGGGACGTGGTCGAAAAGTATGCTCAAAAAAACCCATTTATAACTCAAACAAAAATAGGCTCACTATACGACCATCTTTGCGGCTTTTCACATAACAAGGGGACTTTCAGAGATAGTCTTGAGGACTTACTTCCTTCTAAGAATAATATAACTCCAGACATAACCAAGGGGGCCGCTGGGTCTAGAGTAGACCACCGTGGTCAATTGCCTCCGTTGGTTGAAGACTCAGATCTGTCTAGAGAGCTTTCGGGAGTATTTTCATTAGATTCTGGGCCGACAATTCCTAATTATAACAACAATACTTTGCGTAGAGCTGAAAAATTTGCAAAAGTTCAGCTAAATTCAATTGGGCACCCTCCGGTTAGCGTGTCTGCAGTTAGATCTAATAATCACTTTGTATTATGCAGCGCAACATATAAGATGGCAAACCATGATACGGTAAGTGTCGCAATTCCAGTTGGAATACATAATGGAGCACCATCGCTACCAAGCAAATTTATAAAAAGCGGAAGTTTGACAGACCTGAGTGGGGATAGTTTATTCTTACATTTGAAGGAGGCTCAGCATGAACTTTCGGAATCGAGATCTCAGGCTGAGTTTAGAAGGGGCGATTCAATAAAGGCAGATCCTGTTAGCGTCCCAAGTGCTTTAGAGGGTATCGTAAAAATTGATGACGCATTAGTTGTTGCCGCTTCTAATTTTTCAGTAGATCAAGTAATGATGGCATCAAACATTGTTGCATCTGAGCTTTCTGGGTACGGAGTTGTAAACCCGCAGGTGTCGGTTAGTTCGGCAACTGATTCATCAATAATTCTTTCTGCAGATATTCCAACTAAGAAGGGCAGGCTGGCTGTTTCGGTTCCAGTAGAAATGGTAAATGGACAGCCAATTCTTCCGAGTTCTTTTGAGTTTGAAAAAATATCATATGACTTTAGCAATATAGGGTTTAATAAATTCTCAAATGATATTTCTGTAAGAGATGCTAGCGTTGTTAGCAGGCAGATGAAAGAGATGAGCAGGCAATCATATCATAGCCTAATTGACTCCATGATAGATGGTGTGTCTTCCGGCGACCTTAGAAGAGCCGAAGATGCGCTGGCAACAATTGGGGGGAAGTTTGATTCCGGACAGTATAAAGCGGCCTTTAATAAGTTTGGCAAGCTGCTAAAGCACTCATCCAAGGGTAGCGAAAGAGATAGGCTAATAAAGTCAGCCTTAAAGTCTGGTGAATTAATCGTAGTTCCAACTTCCGTTGAGCCATATTGCCCAAAGCTTGGCTTGCCAGCAAGCAAAATAGCATTTGACGATAAGGGCAGAATAATTCCTGCAAGGAAATCATCTAAGGCGGATAATCTTGATGAGTCAGGAGCTATGATGTCTTCTTACAATATTTCAATATCTTAGTGGTAAATTATGAATAAATTAGATAAATTATTAAGTGGGATTAAGAGCTCAAACAGAAGAGAGCGCATAATTAAGTTGGCCAGAATTGGGGCGCTTAAAGGTGTTAAGGTGGCATCCGGTGACCAGCATGGAATTTTTCAGCATTTTCAATCTGATGTTGTAAATTATTCTACCAGAGAAAAGTTATTAGAAATGCGAGGCGGAGATAAAGGACCATCAAGTGATGGTCTTTATGGTGTAGGGCCCGAGCATGATGAGTCATTTAAGCCATCAGAATCTATTCCGCATAGTTTATCCACAAGGTATTCCCCAGATAGGGTCGGTGTTCAGGCAAGAAGAGTCGGTGATGGAATATACCAAGATCCATATACAAAAAAAATATATGATTATAATGACGGATTCAAGACAGAGGATGGAAGAGACTTTTCCGGCGGCGGAGTATCTTTGCAGTCAAACATAATGAGATTGGGCAAGGCAGATGTGAGTGCTATTAGAAAGATTTCTTCAGGCCTAAGGAATAGTGGTAATTATTTGCTAGCGAAAAAAATTGAAGAAAAATTTGGACTATAAAGTATAGTTAATTAATTTATCGCAAGGCTGATAGGATATATAATGAGCAAGGTTTTGCGCCATCCAGATAAAGAAGATATAATTGCTAGACTTATTTCTGGAGATTCGGTCAAAGAAGTAGATAGCTGGCTAAAGTCTAAGTATCCAAGAAAAAAAAGATTACACATTTCATACATGACCCTGCAGAAGTTTAGATCTGAGCATTTAAATTTGCGGGGCGAAGTTCTTGAGGATATAAAGAATAAAAGGTCTGAAGTTGACAAGGCTTCAGTCGCAGCTGAAGCTAAGATGATAATCGAAAATTCTTCAGCCTATCAAGATAAGATTAATGAGATTGCATCTAACGAGATGGACGTAACCAGAAGGCTGCTGGAAATAGAGTCTCTTGTTAATTCTAGAATAAAATATTATTATGATCTTCTGAATAATGGAGGAAATCTTCGGGAGGATAAGATATTCTTAGAATATATTTCTGCCCTAAAGGGCATTATGCAAGATTGGAAAAAATATATAGAGGGAGTTGCTGACCAAAAAATTGAGCATAATATAAGCGTGAGCGTTGTCCACGATCACGCGGAAGTATTAAAGTCGGCAGTTTTAGATGTTTTAAATGAAATGAGCCCTGAGTTAGTTGGCGTATTCATAGACAGAGTTAGCAGCAGAATGCGTGGCCTATCCTTGGACGATAGCAGGCAGATAGGAGTAATAGATGTCTGATAACAAAGAAGATAAATTAGCGCTATTGTATATAGAAGATATAAATAGCATTATTTCATTCAAAGATTGGATAAAAAAGAATCTTCCATCTTTTGCAGAAAGAGACCCTACGGAAAATGAGATAGAAAGATTTCTAGACTTTGTAGAGAATAAGAAGAGGGAGCAAATAAAGCCGGAGAAAGCTGCGGATTGGCGAGATAGAATAAAGGTTCTAAGAGAGAGGGTTAGAAAGCAGCCTTAATATGAATCTTTTTTTTAAAAATAAGTTGCAAAAAATGAGCTTAAGAACGAGTATAGGTGGGTCAAGATTAGTTGGTCGAGCCTTAGATATGTCTAATCTTGGAATAGACTCAGAGAATAAATTAAGAAATTTTCTTAAAACAAATGAACAAATAAGACTAATGAGTGGAAGTGTTGATAATAAGATTGCTGCAAAAATAGCGAACAAAAATACTAATTTATTAAGTACAAATGATATTTGTTATGAGATTATAAAAGAAAAGTTAAGCATGAGTAAGATAAAAAAAATTGCTTATCCTAGTGGGCCAACATATTACTCTGAGGATATTTATCAAGAGTATAATATAGAGAAATGGGCCGCATTAGTTCATAAAATATATTCTGCAGTTGAATCTGGAGATATGGTTCTTTCTAATGCGATAGATTATTACGGAGATACTCTTAATAATAACCCGGGAGAGAGTGATAATTTTAAAAAGTGGATGAAATACTATGGTGATGGAAACCACGTAAAATATAGCGAAGAGAGTCATGTTATGGAAAAGAATGCAGTATATGGAATCAGTTTATTGGGGGCTGGAGAATACGACAGGCCGTCAACTTACGATGCAAATGTTGCATCTGGCAAGAATGATGGTAGGCGAAGTGAGGAGTTTTCGGTTTGGAGGAGGCAACTTCATTCTGCAATCAGACGTATAGATAAGTTAATGAGATCTTCAAAGATGGAGAGTGGCTCATATCGTGAGATGGCGGAAATGTTATTAAATTTAAGCGATAAGGTGGTTGGGCTGTCGCCGGTTACAGCCGCTGATCTAACTTATCGTGCTGCAAATATTTTAAATAAATTTGGAAGAAAAAATGATGCAAAATCTTTAATAAAAATAGCCCAAGAGGCTCCTGTGGATATCGACAGCACCACTGTTGCTCAGCCAAAAACTCCGGACGAAGCGGGGATAGCGCCACCCACTCCTGCTGTAAATGTTGAGGAAAAGTCACCCGCAGAGGAAAGGGCTGGAGAGATGGGGCTGGAAAGCTCAGACTTATCTGAGCCAGTTCCTCTTGAGAAAATAAAAATACCTGAGCCAAGGCCAGGTGAGTACGATAAGATTTTGGGGGATATAAATCTAGATGATGCAAGTAATAAGCTTGACGAAGTTGCGGGGATGCTCGCTGACAGAAGAATAATAAGACTTTTGGCAGAGTTTGATATAATGTTAGATAAGCTTGGTATTGCATCTATGTTTCCAGAACTGGCAGAATCACAGAGTAAATTAATCGACGGCTATTCATATGCGTTAACGCGTGTTACAAAAATGATGGGACAACTTTCTAATGCAAAATCATTTGTTGATAATGATCGGGGTTCTGTGCCAGGGGTTGAGGATGAGGCTGCAGCAAAGGGCTTAGAGAATCCGGAGGAATAAATGATACCGGAACTAAAAATAATCAGCGATGTTGCTGAGAAATATTTGCTTTCAGAGCCAAGAATAGTTGGAGGAATCCCCAGGGATTACCTCTTTGATGGAAGCAAGTTTAGGTTCCACGATATTGATATAACAACAAATTCAGAGGATATACTTAGGCTTGCAGTTTTAGCGTCAAAAGAGCTAAACAGTGGGTTTAAGATTTTTTCTGATGGTCATGCAACTATATTCCATAAAGAGTTTTCATTCGATTTTTCATCTAGATTCATATCTGAGTCAGCAAAGAAATTTTTAAGAAGAGAAATGCCCCATCTTAATGAAGATGTCCTTGAGGCATATAGCAGAGATTTTACAATAAATACTCTTGAGGCAGATTTTTCATTAAATAATATTTATGATCCCACAGGTATGGCCGCAAAAGATATAGAGAAAAGAATTATTCGACCAGTTACTACCGCAGAAATATGCCTTACGGATGATCCAAGGAGAGTTTATCGGGCGATAAAAATGGCTTCAAAATATGATTTGGAAATAGATGATAGCATTTTTGAGTTTTCGCAAAATAACAATAAATTATTTAGCCCAGTTCACAGCCAAGAAGTAAAGAATCAATATATTACTACAGCCATTAATACGGCCATGGAATTTGATGGAAAGAAGACATTTGAAAACTTATCTAAATTAAGGTTATTATCTGCGGTTCCCCTTTCAGGAGCGTTTAAAGATTGGATTATTAAAAATAGAATGCTTAATCGTTATTTTGAAAGTATAGATCTAGAGTATGTTGAAAATAATGATTAAATCAAATAAAAGTCTCTACTAATAGGATATTATAATATATGATTAGAGGAAGAACAAAAAAATGTCCATTCGGGCTAGATATTCCAGAAGGCTGTAGGTGTGCGGGAAGCTCTGTGAATATTATGACCCAAGTAGATGGATCTGGCGAAGATAATGCTCTTAAGGTTATAGATAGTAACTATGATATTATGTTTTCTACCGATGATATTTCGAACTGTATATTTGCAGATGCAATAATTGATGACAAAAATATCGTTGAGTGCAAATTTGACTCAAATCATGAGCGAAAGCCTGCTGGAAATATCGGCTTAAATGGATCGCCGCATTACCCGCATATTTTTTCTGGGAATGCACCAAAGATAGATAGCGCGTTTCCAGTTAGAAACTATGTTGATGATAATTATAATAATAATGCTTATTATGGTCTTTTTTCTATAATTAGCTAAGGAAATAAAAATGATAACTAAAATAGCAAATACATTCTCTGAAGATGAGAGTGTGGCGAAATCTGATGAGAAAGAAACGAGCAGAGTCATCGGAGATATTCATCAAATATTAGATGATGAGATATTTTATACAGAAAATTTGGTAGAAATCCTTGGCGAAGAGGAAGATCAAACTGTGGGCGAGTTTATCGAAAGCGTCGAAGAAGATATTGAAGAAATGAAAGAGACGCTTGATGATACTTCTGAAATAGCATCTGATATAGATAGTGAGTTTGGTGACGAAAAGCTTTCAACTTTATTGCCTGGCTCAGAATCGTTGGCAGATAGCGAGGATGAGGATGAAGATGAGGCAAAAGATACAGATTATGCAAATGATGGTGATCTATCGAAGTTTATGCAATATATAAGTGAGTGTTACCCCTCAAAAATCCCTCAGCATGATGGGAAGTCAATGCTTGGATGCGAGCGGGCTACTACCTTTTTAGAAAGGATAAATAATGAGATTTCAAGAGCAATAAGGGACGATGTTGACGGCAAGCTTTCAGATGATATCGAGACTCTTGAGGACATTAGAATTAATATTATGAAAGATATTTTAGTTTTAAAAGATCATTTATCCGGATTAAAGAAGAAATTCAAAGATAAGCATGAAAAGAAGGCTGCGCCATTATGGGTGAACGGCGCAGGTGAAAATGTAACGATTGATGGGGAAATAAGCAAGAATGCTTCTACTCCAAGCAATATAGTGATAGCAATATCAGCATTTGAAAGAGCGGTCTCAGGAATGCTAATTAACGCCACAGTATCTGCAGGCTATGATATGGAAGAGGTATATGAGTTTTTAAAAGACAAATATAAGCTTACAGATAGAGAAGAGCTTGCCATAATGCAGATAGTTGCTGATAGCGGATACCACATATTTAAGGATCGAGGGGCATTTTCTGGCGGCAAAGAAGATAAAGATAGTAATCGTGGTGTAGATTTTATGAAAAATTATTTTGCCTAGGAGATAAAATGAAAAATAAATTAATAAAATTAGCGAATCATCTGGATAGTAAAGGCCTAATGAAAGAGGCTGATTATTTAGATGCGATAATAAGACGCGCCCATGGTTGGGACGATTCGGACGGCGGAGAAGATGAAAGTCCGGAGGAGAAAGTCGCTGAATTAGAGGCGAGAGTTAATCAGCTTGAAAAAGAGCTTGAAGGAATGAAGAGCGAGAATTACCAAGGGTGGTATGACGAGCAGGATGTGCATACTCAGGATGAGCATGATAGACATATGCATCAGCAAGATAAAATGAATATTATGTCAGATTTTCATAGCAATGAGATGGATATAGATTAATATTTTGCCACGGAGAGCGAATAATGAAGGTTAGTAGACAAAAGATAAGCGAAAGTTATAGCATAACATCTGAATGGATAAGTGATTTTGCTAATAATATAGAAAAAAATGCTGATTTCCTATCAAACGTAAAAGATGTTTTTAAGAAAAGACATGCTCCCAAAACAATTGATGAGAAGATGGCGGACATTAAGGCGCGGGTTGGGTATGGAATTGTAAAGTCTGATAACAATATTCCCCGGGCCAATATTAAGGAGGCTAATAATAGTGACTGCTCATGTTGTAGCAGCTGCTCTTCTGGTCTGCCATGTGAGTCAGAGGGTGGTGACAAGGCTGAGTTAATAAGGTTAATAACTCAGTTAATAGCTTATATAAAAGACTTTTTAGCTGATAGGCCTGAAATAAGTTCTGGCGCTGTGTTAGACCATTGCAGAAATCATCCGGAGCTATCATGGAATTTGTTATCTCCAAGAATGAATCATGAGAAGTTGAAAGATTTTATAAATTCACAAATAAAGATTAGATCTTATAATAATGAGCCGGTAAAATATATATCACATGACCATACAGGTGCGGAGCCGGAGGATACAACTCCAGAGTTTATGCGCGGCCCCTCCCTGTAATGTGAGGGGCACAAATTGAATGGCCTTAAAAAACAAGAATGAAAACAAGCTATTTGAGCAGCTAAGATCAAGCTTTCTGGATTTAGATCCAGCACACTTTGTAAGGAATAACTTAACGATAGATGGCATGGAATTTAATGTGTCGGGCAATGGATGGAAGTTCATGCTCGACATATATAGGTATATTGCGCTTCAAGCCACTCAAAAGTCTGGAAAGCCCGTTATAATAAAAAAAGGAAGACAGGTCGGAGCTACGATGATGGCTGGGGCGTTAGATCTTTATTTTACAAATAGCGGCTTATTTTCTAACCCTCCAATAAGAGTTATCCACCTATTTCCATCACTTGGGCAGGTTAAAAAATTTACACAAGACAAGCTAGAAACTCTAATAAGAACAGCTAAAGATGATTTTGTAAATAATAATAAGTTATCTGGGACAAATGCAGTTGATAATCTTACAATGAAGCAGTTTAATACTGGGACATTGTGGGTTGATAGCCTTGGTCTCGACGGCGACAGAATACGTGGCATGACTGCTGATGTAGCATTTTTTGATGAATTTCAAGACTGTGTTGGATTGGCGGTTGGTAACGCTACAAAAATTTTAACAGCAGCAAAATATGGTCCGACAGCTCAGGGTGTGCAGGTTTACTTTGGGACTCCAAAGGCTAGAAATAGTAATTTTGCTGCGACATGGGAGTTGTCAGATCAAAGGTATTATCATCTCGGATGTATAAGTTGTAAGGAAACTTATCCATTTTATTTGCCGGAAGATAATAGGTGGCAAGAGATCTGGGTTAGTGGAAATACAATTAAGTGTCCAATGTGTGCCTTCACGCAAAAAAAGATTGAAGCTATTGATGCTGGAAGGTGGGTAGCTACTAAGTCAGAGTCAGAATCTAAATATGTTGGCTTTCACATAAATCAGCTCTATATACCTTATTTTACAAAAGAGGCGATAGAAAACCTTATGCCTGAAAATAATCCAACTCAATCAGAAAGAATCTGGAATAATGAGGTAATTGGAGAGTTTTATTCGGGGGCTGGGATGCCTATAACTAGGGCAGAAATATATGAAAAGTGTAGAGATCAAGATAGGTCTTTCTCGAAAAGAATAGATGAGCAGGATCAGTCAGTATATCTTGGCGTTGACTGGGGAGGGAAAGGAGATGATAAAAATAGTATAGGCGGCCAATCATATTCTTGCGTTGTGATTTTATCTGCTCAGCCGGATGGTACGCTGTTGGTTGAGCACGCACACAAGTTGAGAAAAACCAATTTTGACTATAAAAAAGATACAATACATGAAATGTATAGGAGATTTGGAGTAAAAAGAGGTGTGTCGGACTGGTTCTTTGGGCAGGATGTTGTTCAAGATCTTCAAATGCGATATGGTGAAAAGTTTCTTGGAGCACAGGGAAGTGGGAATTTATCAAAACCAATAAAATATCGTCAGGATGAACTAATAGTATCATATAATAAAGATCTTTTAATTGAAGAAGTTTTTGATCTGTTTAGGAAGGGTAAGATTAGGTTTCCGTGGAAAAGTTTTGAGTATATTGAGTGGTTAATTGATCACTGCACCTCTATGGAGTCAAAAATAAGAACAACAGGGGGTCAACCAATTAAAACTTTTCAAAAGGGGCCTGGCCCTAACGATGGCCTTATGGCGCTAATGTATGCATATATGGCTTATAAATTTGATATAACAAGCGGCTTTACTGTTAAGCCGGGACTAAAAAGAAGTGTTGAATCATTATCTCCAGTAATAGCAAGAGTTGGCAGAAGAATATAGAATAGAGGAATATTATGAAAAGACAGGCTATAAAAAATAGTAAAATAACAAAGGCTGGGGCAGAATCTCTTTCTGACATTAGGCGTGCTGAAATTTCTAGTGCTATAAATGGCGGGCATCCAGAGGGGATGGTTACGGATAATACGCATAGTGCAATAGCTCATAGTCCAAGGTTTAGAAAGACTGCGTCTATAGCATCTCCAATGCCTGGGCCATCAGCGATGCATACTTCGGACAGGATGTCTCCAGAGATATACTCGCCACTATTTCAGCTAGCAAACCTAAACCTTCCACGGGATAGGGTTACGATGAATGCTTGGAATAGAGTTTTTTACGATACTCATCCTATAGTTAGAAATGCAATAAATCTTCATGCATCTTATCCGATAAGCAAAATCAATATAACATGTAAGAATAAGAAGGTTCAGCAGTTCTTTATGGAGATGGCGGAAAGGATCGATTTATACTCTGTTGTTTATGGTGCTGCGCTAGAATTTTGGAAGCAGGGAGAGGTCTTCCCATATGCTGAGCTTGATGAAAGGTCTGGTAACTGGAATAGAGTCACTATCTTAAACCCAGATTATGTTCACGTAAAAAAATCTGTAATTGGAAATAGCTCAATGATATCACTAAGGCCTGATGCTGGATTGCAAAGGGTTGTAAACTCATCATCGCCAGGTGATTCAGCGCTAAAGAAGCATATACCGAAACATATAGTTGATTACGTAAAGCGTGGACAAAATATTCCATTAGATGAGTTTAATATATCTCACCTAAAGCTTCTCAGCTCTCCCTATGATGTTAGGGGCACATCAATAATTGTATCCGTTTATAAAGATCTGATGATGTACGACAAGTTGAGAGAGTCAAAGTTTGCACAGGCAGATGGAATGATAAATCCATTAACGCTAGTGACGCTTGGCGGGGAGAACGATTATAGACCAACACAGGCGGACATTGAGGCGTTTAAAAATGTCCTAGAGGAAGCACAGTATGATAAGGACTTTAAGATAGTTACTCACTCTGGAGTAAAAATAGAAAGAGCCGGCTTTTCTGGCGGCGTTCTTGACATCTCAACTGATATATCATTAATATCGGATAATTTATATGCGGGGCTTATGGCTCCCAAGGCGCTTTTTGATCAAGAAAGTGCATGCCTCAAGGTATCAGATAATGAAATTCTTACTGAGCTCAGCGGATGGAAGTTCTTTGATGATTTATCCGAAGATGATAAAATCGCAACTGTAAATCCGAAAACTAAAGCTTTGGAATTTCACAAGCCAACCTTTTATAAGGATTATGAATTTACAGGTATGATGTATCATTTTAAAAATCAAGAAGTAGATGTTGAGGTGACTGACTTTCATGAAATGTTCATCTCTAGAGATGGTGGCGGCAGCTACAGCAAGGAGCGCGCCCTTGGCATTTTTGATATTGAAGAGATAAGTTCGGATATTCCATTTTCGAGTCGCCATAAGAAAAATGTTAGATTTATGACGGCAGTTAATTCTTGGCGTGGGACTCCTGGTTCGGAACATGTTTCTGTCCCATTTAGAGCTCGATATTCCAATGTGGATTCCGAGATAGAAATTCCGCTAGATGATTGGTTGGAGTTTGTCGGGTATTATTTGTCGGAAGGCCATCTAAGGCGTAGAAATGATAAAAGTGCTGGCAATAAATATATGACGCCAATGGGAGTCGACGTTACACAGCAAGTAGACGGAAAAGGCTTCGTCAAGATGGCGAAGCTGTTTGAAAGAATGCCCTACAGTGTCAATATAACTGGAGCAAATAGTCGTCGCAGAACCTGGAACATTATGAATGGGATGTTGGCAGAGTATGTGGTTGGTAATTATGGAGAGAAGAGCTCTGGAAAATATATTCCCAATTGGATAAAAAATCTCCCCAAGGATAAGTTGGAGATACTTTTAGACGCTATGATACTTGGCGACGGGCACATTTTGAAGAATAGTGGCTCTGGATCATCCGTATATGCCACGATATCAAAACGCCTTGCTGATGATGTTCAGGAAATTGCATTTAAGTGCGGATACGCTACGAAGGCTAGATGGGAAGCTAAGAAAGCTAATGGAAAAGAGTATGCTCCATTGTGTAAAATTTCAATTCTCAAGAATGAAAACGCTAAGCGTGGGCCAATTCGGAAGATTAAGCCAATAGTTAAGCCAACAGATGTGTCTATAAATTGGGTGGAGAAAGAGCGAGTCTTTTGCGTAGAAGTTCCCAATCATGTATTTGTGACCAGAAGTAATGGGAAGATCGCTATTCACGGAAATTCATATGCAAGCTCATCTGTTGGGCTTGAAGTGTTGCGCCAGAGGTATGATATATTCAGAAATATGATGAAGAAATGGTTAGAAAGAAAGATATTTGCACCAATATGTGAAATACAAGATTTTTTTGAATATGTTGATGGAGAAAAGAGGTTGCAAATACCATCAATTGACTTTAACCATATGAATCTGTATGATATGGGGGATTATATAACAAATATTGGACAGTTCGTAGGGAACAAGCAAGTATCGTTACAAACGTTGCATAGAAGCTTGGGCCTCTCATATGAAGAAGAAAGGAGGAGGCTCAAGGAAGAAGTTATTGACGATGCAATATTTACGAAGGAGCAGCAGATACTTGGAGAAATGAGGTTGGCAGAATTGATGGCAATTGATCCGGAAAAGGCGATACCAGAACCAGCCGAAGGCGCGACAGGCGGTGAAATCCCTGGAGTCGATGCCGGTGGTGGCGGTGACATGGGCGGTGGTGACATGGGCGGTGGTGACATGGGCGGTTCGCCAATGTAAATTCCTATTAATTATTAATATTCATTTGATAACTTTATATTTTTAAGGATTTATTAGAATGAGCAGGAAGATTATTGATAGGCTTAATAAAATAGCAAGTTCAGCGGGTACTACTCCAGTTTACGAAACTATTGACCCAGATGGTAATAGTGTCACCTTTACTCCAGCATCATTAGTCGCTTCAGGCGGCAAGGCGAAATCAAAGTCTGGAAAACCATTTCGTGTAAAAAAATGGAAAGGAAAATCCCTGGCGGGCAAGGTCTTGGATAAAAATTTTGGGAAAGTAAAGTAGTAGTAATTAGGTTATTATGAATAAAGAATCATATACTTCTGGGCCGACAGTTATGCGCCTGCCTACGTTAGATCGCTCAAAGACAATTTCTACGCCTGATTCATATAGCTCTACATCTGAAGATGGTATGCCAGAAGGATCGAGAGGGCTATCTATGCCCTTGGAGTCATCACAAGTTCCTCTATATAGAGATAACGAAGATAGAGAGAGTGATGAGTCATCAAGTGGCGGGGGAAACCACGAAATAACAAATTTTGATAACCTATCCAAGCTGCTGGTGGAGCTTTCTGATGATTTAGACAAGTCTAACAAGCATAAACTGGCAGATTTTGCAGATTTTTTATTGATTAAGATTGCGGAGGGCAGCACAAAAGATTATGAAAGATTATTTAGATTAGCAATAATAAATATTGCAAATTCAGATATTGTTAATTCGGGGAAGCTTGTTTCCGCTGCTGTTGAAAAATATAGTAATATGATTTTATCTGGGCTTAAAGATGAGAAGGCGTATAACGCTTCTCTGGAGGGGTTATTCCTATCTCAAGATATGCTTAGCAAGCATGCTCAAATATTGGAGATGAATCCAAGTTATGTTGCAGATCAATTACATAAAATAATAAAAATAATGTTAGCAAAAATTAGTCCAGAAAAAAGAAGTGGGTCATTTAAAAATGTTGCAAATAAATTATCTGACTTTAATGTGCTTGAGATATCAAATAAGAAAGCGCCTGGTGGCGCAGCGATTGGGGCAAGCTTGGGCCTTGTAAAGAATGTTTTAAATAGCAAGGATTCTTATTTTGTTAATGTAGTTTTAAAAGAATTAATTAAAAGACTTTAGGTGAAAATATGAGAAAGGTAGCTTACCCATGGATTGATGGTCATGATCAATCTTCAGAATTATCCAATAATCCAATAGATGACACAACATCTCCATGGTATGATACTTTTAGTCCAAGCGGTGGTAGGTCTGACATTATTCGCGATACTGATAATCATTCTTTGGTTGAATATTCTGAAGGAATAATTAGCCCAGTTGACGAGCTTGAGGAGCTGTTAATATCTTTGGACAAAGATAAGAGCAATTCTGGAGTGCTAGTTGTCGAGGCAAGCCGACTTGCAAAGACGCTAAGGAGTGCTGGATATAATATTGTCAGCTTCACTAGGGATTCTTATGAGATAGATGATGAATATATCCGAAAAATATCCGGAGACATAAGGTTTTATAATTTCGATAAAAAATTTGATGTCATTTTATTTGATGGAAATGTGATAAGCTCGAAAATAGCATATAAAAATATATCAAATCATTTATGTGCACACGCTTATTTGGTCGACCTTGCCGGCAAAGCATATATTAAAGATAGCAGAGAAGGCACAACTATAGCTAGGGTTGAATTGAGAAACGGTGATTTGTTCTCTTTTAAGTGTGATGTTGCGTCTGATAATAGAACAAAGACCATAGGCCTTCAGTCATATTCATCCCTGCCTAATGATTCTGGATTATTATTTAAATATGGATCACCAATAGATGTTACGTTTCATATGGGGACGGTTGGGTTCCCAATTGATATAATATTTGCAGATGAAAATGGAATAATATTAAAAATATCAAGCAGCATAAAGCCAGGAAGCTTAGGGTTGTACTCTTGCACGAATGTTAAGAGCGTATTGGAGATTGCAGGCGGCTCCGCTCGCGAGCTTGGAATCGCTGTAGGTGATGTTATTTATGACGGCGGGCCCGATGGCCTTGAAGAGGCGCTGATAAGCGGACGTAACCTTGGCGGCCTAATATCTAAAAAGTCTACCGTAGGGCTAACAAAGCTTGGTGTTTATAGGGAGTATTTCAAGAAGGAAAGACTGCAAGAGCAGGGAGTTAGCGTATTCTCACTAGATGAACAGGTTTTCTCAGATAACTCATTTTTAAAAGTTTATTCCGCGAGACCTGTATCTAAAGAGGACTTAAAAATATATAGAGATGTAAATAATTGTACGTTTGCCTCAGACCTGCCTCCGGTTTCTATTTCGTTAAGTAATTTTGAAAATTCAAGTATATTAAAATCTTCGAGAAATAGGATATCAGTTGGGCCGAACCAAAGTATGGACGGACTAGTAATTGACAAGGTTTCGCTGGAAAGTATTAATTCAGAATTGAAAAATGGCAAGAGGGTTGTAGTCGCAACAAAAAGTAATTTAGATAATAAATGTTTTGAATTTATTTTGCACTCCAAGCTTGCTTCTGTATTCCCAGGAGTAAGTTACGAAAACAAATTATTAATAATGAATATTCCGGATAATTTTGATGATTATGATATAATTTGTGCTGCGAAAGATAAGTATTTGACGAATAACGCAAAGTTTTTTGATGGACGGATAGTGAAAACAGCTGGCGTTCCAGTCCCGGACGGAGTAAAAGCTAAGGCGAAACATGCAAGAAGATTTTTCGTAAGAGCAGAGGAAAATATAGAAAAGATATCAAATGATCTCAATCATAACGTAGCCGAATATGAAAAGTTTGCGTCAGATTTAGATGCAGTTAAAAGTTCGAAGGGTGAATTCAATAGATCCTCAAAGAGAGTTTCGAAAAAAGTAAAAAGCATACTTGTTGAAGTTAGAGATGGAATAAGAATTTTAAATTCAATAAAAGATGTATCATCTACAATTGAAATGATAGATAGGCTCACCGTTGGTGCCAAGGAGTATTCTCGTCATATTAATGATATTTTCGCGCTAATTAATATAATTAGCTCGCCAGATTTCGTTACAAAGCATTCTGAGAATGTTAGTAAGGCGGTTGCTCTGGGGGGAGATCTTTCTAGTTCGCTAATAAGGGCTAAGAATTATATTGATTCAAATATTCTTGGCATAACAATTTTATCAGAATAGAGGAATAATGTTTATTAAATTCGGAGACAAAACTAAAAAGCTTACAGTTAAAAGTGGCAAAAAAAAGAATTCCAAAGAAGAGGTGGATGTAATATATCTTGACTCTGAGGATCGTAAGGCAAAAATTTTAAAAGAGTCAGTTGATGAAGACGAAAAGAAATGCATTGACGAATAGTCGAATGCAAAAGTTACATTAATTCCCATTTATAATAATAATCATAAATAAACTGAATATATAGTATTTTAATATTGACAAAACTTTATAAGGCTAATAGATAAATGATAAAGAAAATATCAGCCTCACCAGAGGGTAAGATATCAGAAATAAGTAGTGATAACATATTGGCATCACCAGAGCTTGTAGAGAGAATGAGCAAGGTGGCAGGCGATATTCGCAATATTGCTCCAAGATCTGATGACTTTACTTACTTTTCAATTATTTTTTTAAAGTCAGCAGAAGCTGCACTTCTTGACGATTATGGTAAAATTAAAAAGACTGCTAGCGGAGAAGATGCTTGGGGATTTTTTGATGAAAACTGGAAGTGGCACGGAAATGTTCAGCCATTAAAAAATAACAATGGAGACATATTTCCTGAATCGGAGCTTAAGAAGGCGGCAAAAGATTGGGTTGGGAAGCCCCTCTGTAGAGATCATGAATCTAGTTCTGTAGATGGAATTAGAGGGATAATCTTAGACACCCACTATGACGATAAGTTTAGGCAGGTCGTAGGGCTTTGCGCTTTAGATAAGGTTAATTATCCAGACTTATCAAGTAAGGTTAAGTCGGGGCTAGTCAGGTATGGCTCAATGGGGACCGCAGTTGAAGAGGCGATATGTACAGAGTGCCAAAAAAGAGCGAAGGTAGAATCTGATTATTGTAACTGCATAAAGACTGGCTCTAATTATGGAGAAATAAACGTTGGCCTTAAGCCAATCGAATATAGCTTGGTAGTTCAGCCTGCAGAGCGTGGAGCCGTTCTTTTGAAGGTTTTCGCATCATTAAAAAAATATCAAAATGAATTTATAAATAATGGAGTTTCAAACGTAGATGAGATGCTCGGGAAGTTATCACTTGAGCGGGCGCAACATTTGGACGGGATAATGAAAACTGCATGTGGCGATGATGGCTGCTCTATAGATAAGCGAGGGAAGATAGTTAGAAGCTTTTTGGAAAATAATAATCTCATAGAGCAATCAGTAGGTGAGCAGGTTGGATCAGGAGTCGATATAAGTGCAGCAGTAGATGTAACTACTATTGCCGAAAGAATTGAGAATCTTGATACATCAAATAATCCAGCCGTTCAAGAGTTACTGGAAAAGGCTCGTATTTTGGCCGGAGTAAGCGCCTCTAGTCCATCGTTATCATCTGGCACGCTAGTTAGTGGCGAGCCATCTGGCCTTCAAACTGGTGATGCTTCAAATCAAATTTTATTATCTGGTGATTCTGGTGATTCTCCAGATTTTCAAGATGAAAATGTAGCAGGTGTTTCGGTTCCTGCTCCCGGCGTAGCGGAAAATAGCACTGCATTCGCAGGTTCTAAAAAAACTGAAAATATAAGAAAACTTTCAATAAATAACATTATGGAGGATATAATGAATGAATCTAAGTTAAGAAGTCGTGCGGAGCTACGCCGTAGAGTAGCCTATCACCAGGGTGGATCAGAAGGCGTTGAGCCTAACACTTTCAAGGCAGAAAGCTTTGGATTTGATTCCGACAAGCAAATGCATCAAGATGCCAGCATGGGTGGAGCAGATGGTATGCACCCAGGTGATGCTGATCGCAAAGAGAAGCTCAGCAGAGCAGAACTTAATGCTCGAAGAATTCGCAGAAATGCTTATCATCAGGGTGGGTCAGAAGGCGTCGAGCCTAACACTTTCAAGGCAGAAAGCTTTGGATTTGATTCCGACAAGCAAATGCATCAAGATGGCAGCATGGGCGGAGCAGATGGTCTGCACCCAGGTGATGCTGATCGCAAAGAGAAGCTCAGCAGAGCCAGTGATGGTCGGGGTCTTAGCAAGAGGTCTGGATTCTCCGGCCCTGCACTAAGAACTAGAATGGCCATAAAGAGAGATGGAAGAGGGACTCTAAATAAGAGCGCATCTATATTCGAGGTTATTTCTGGAGATAAGACTCTGATAAGAGCAACTGCTGGTGAGATTTTTGGCAGCGAGCTTAATGATAATTGGGATTGGGTTACAAGCTCAGAATATGGAAGAGAAGTTTGCAAGCAAGTTCGTGCGAATGGAGTTTCGCACGTAAGAGGCCTGCTAAAGGGTGCTCAAGATGCTGCCGTAGAAGATCTTTTGGGCGACCTTGGTGGTGCGCCAGAAGCTGCCGGGGAAGATCTTTTGGGCGACCTTGGTGGTGCGCCTGCAGAGGGCGCTGGAGAAGATCTTTTGGGCGACCTTGGTGGTGCGCCAGAAGAAGGTGCAGAACTTGACCTTGGTGGTGCTCCAGAAGAAGGAGCAGAAGAGGCCGAGGGATCACCTAGCGAAGAAATAGATTCAAGGCTTGCCGACATGGAAGCCTTAATTGATGAAATTAGAGACCTAACGGATAAGCTTGAAGACGAAAAGGTTGCAGATATTGATGTTAACATTAACTCTGGCGCAGGCGCTGGAGAGCAGGTTTCATCAGAAACAGTGGCACTCGCCAAGGAAGTCGGCAGCCAGCTAAAGATTGCCCGCGCCAAGCTTGATGAGTCAGCTGATGAGATATCAATGGTTGCAGAGACTTATGATAATATATCTAAGCTCTCTGGAAGTCAGAGGTCACATTTTGCCAAACTAGCATCTGCGGCCATTAAGGATTCGGACGAGACGGCGGGGGAGGCGCGAGCGCTTATTAGAGTTGCTCAGGCAGTATTGGCAGAAGGATCTGATTTGCTTGATGATGGTGGTGCTAGCTTCGCAGAGGACGATGATGCTGGAGACGATTGCAGTGAGGATGGAGACTGCTCTGATGATTCTCATGATCATGCGCTAGTATCTGAGGCTATGGAATTGCGAAGGGGTCGCAGAGAGGCAATCTTGAAGCAGGCCGAAGATAGAGTTCTTGGCGAACGTCGTGCTGCAAGAGAAGCTCTTTTAGAAAAGTCTTCCATGGAGATGGTCAAAGAGGACGAGGCATCTGATCATGACGAGGCATCTGATCATGACGAGGCATCTGATCATGACGAGGCATCTGATCATGACGAGGCATCTGATCACATAGAGGCTGTTGCATCAAATGGCCCTGCGAATATCTTGAAGGAAAAGCTTCGAGTAACAATGGAAGAGAAGAGGGCGGAAGAAGGCAGAGAGTCATACAAGATTATGCTAAGAAGAGCATATGATGTTGGTTTGGAAATGCAGAGAAAGGGTTTGCTGCCAACTACAAAGACCTCCTTGGACAGGCAGGTTGATGAAATTATGTCTTTTGATAACAACGCTTTTGAGGCATTTAAGAGAAGCATTGAAGCAGCTAGATCAGTCGGCAATGTAAAGATTGCATCAGATTTGGGCGGGATTAATGTTGGCGTCTCAAGTGACGCGACAGAAAGGCCTGCAGCAACTGTTTCGAATGCTTCTTCCCTTTCCTCAATGTGGGAGTAATGCATAATGTTTAGCTTAAAAAATTCAGGAGATAGTCTTGCTAGCGAATTTTCAAGGCTTTTGAGCAAGCAGTTTCAGCCGCTTAAAAAAGAAGCCATGGGAATCCAAGAGGAAGAACCTGTGCTATGTGATAATTGCGAGAATCCAGAATGCCCGGGTTGTGAACCGGCAAACGATGAATCTCCAGAAAGCTTTTTATTATCACCAGATGAAAGTGATGATGGAGATTCTGTAGACAAAGCACTCGATTCGGCCATAGATTCATTTGCAAGTAGTGGTCACAAATTGATGGCTGGCCTTGGCAAAATCTCCTCAGACCTAAGAGGTAGGGGCGAAGCATTTGCTGCAGATATGGTTGAGGCAACTGCGTTAAGCATATCAAAGGATTTGGGCAAAGAAGCTGAAGAAAAGAGTCAAGTTATTGGAAATCTTAATAAGATTGCCAAGGAATTTGATAACAATGGCGATACATTTGCTGGTGATATGGTAAGGGTAACTATCGAAAATATAATTCGTAGTTAAAATTACTAATTAAGTATAATAAGGGGAAGAGCTATGTCTCTTCCCCTTTTTTGTATCAAAATCATGGAGAATAAATTTGTTAAAAATTATTCACACTGGAAACGCAATGCCGATGAGCATCGCAGTTGATCCAACGGCAGAATTTGAGCCAGGAATGTTTACTCAACTTGGATTAATAGGCAATGATACCGTTGCAAGTGTTAGTGATGGAACGGCTCCATTAGGAATAATAGATGATGTTAGAACTACTGCTTTCACAAAAACTCAAGTTGATGAAGTTATTCTAATAAATGTTGCAGCGTCTGATTTGGACGAAAATGGAGATAGAGTTAATCTGGAGGATGTTACTGGAGTTTTGGAATTTCCAAACGTAATCGAGAGCAGCTTTACATCTACCCTGGGCGTTATATTAAATACAGTAAATGGCATAGTTACAGTTCCTGCAGGAACAGAGCTTAATCATGATTCTGATGGAGATGGAACTAATGATAGCTTTAGTGTAATCGTTAATTATATATATAGAGTCGCAGGTAGACCTGGCGATGATACAACCATAGGATCTGGAAGAATAACAATCCATTATCAAAGAGGAATATACGCAACAGACCAGTTTGATACTACACAAATATATCCCCTCAATGCGACTTTATATGTGGGACTTGATGGAAAATTAACATCAAAGCAGCCCACAGAAAACCATCCTGGCGTAGCGATTTGTACAGGCCCACCATCCGCAGCAATGGGCACTGTAGAATTTATGTTGCTATAATATTTATAGCAACTACTAATTAAATGAAATAATGTTGATAATTAAACCATCTTTTGGGGACAAAAATGTCAAATTCATGGAGCAAAGAGGATAGAGTTCACTTCGAAAGCAGCGAAGTAATGAAACAGCTTGAAAAGAATCTTATTGATAATTATAAAAAGCTGGAGGCAATTCAAAATAAAATTGCAGCAGATGTTTCCACTCAGAAGTCTATAAATCAACTGAAGGCAATGACCGATGCGGCGACAGCAGCGACGTCGGCCCTCACCAACATGAATGATGCCATGAATGCTGATGATTCCGAAATAGATCCTGATAACGCCGAATCCCCAGATGATTGCATAGACTATTCTGATGATGATAATTTAGCCGACAAAGAGGCTGTTATCGAAGACTTAAGAAAAATGATTAAGATTGCCCTAGACGAAAAGGAATATGATCTCGTCTACAAAATAGAAAGAACTATTGATAGCATAAATAATAGGGAAGTTGCATGCGAATAAATAACTCTAGATCATCTGAGATATTTGACATATTTTCAGATACAATGCAAAAATTTAATCAGAAGAGATCAGATCTCATGATTAAAGAGGCGGATAGAATTGGTGGAGCTGTAGATGCTGGGCAAACAATATCAAAATGGCTGGGCGCTGGGAGCGATATAAAGGCAGAATTAAATACCCTTAGGGCCGGGTCTCATGTAGGCTCATTTACCGATATTTCGGGGGCTACGATTAGGGGGATCGAAGGAGTATTTGATGGCATTGCGAGCACAACTGTCGGCGGCAAGACGATTACAACAATGGACGACATACTAGATTTTGTAAAGGGTGGCGGCAGAATCCCTGCGACAAAGTTGAGAAAAATTGTTTCCCCACAGATGGCAATGGACCTTTTCGCACGAAGTCCATCAAGAAATAGGAAGCTCTTTCATCAAGCTATGCAAACAGCAATGAATGCCGATGGATCAACGCCATTGCTAACGCCCAATGAGATAAGCAGAATATACCAAAGAATGACCATTCAGGCTATGGCAAATGGTGGAAAGATTGATCCAAAGCAATTCCCCGACGTTCTAAAGGGTTTAAGCAGGGAGAAGATTATTGGCCTTACGCAGAATTGGGATGACCTAATGAGCGGCCGCGCTACTGCTAGGACCACTGCTAGGGCTGAGCGGGCTGCGGCTGATGCGGCAAGAATAGATCCGGCTGATGCGGCAAGAATAGATCCGGCTGATGCGGCAAGAATAGATCCGGCTGTGCGGCAAGAATAGATCCGGCTGATGCGGCAAGAATAGATCCGGCTGATGCGGCAAGAATAGATCCAACTGATGCAGGAAGAGTAGATCCAACTGATGCAGGAAGAGTAGATCCAACTGATGCAGGAAGAGTGCCAGATGCACCAACTCCACGCGCACCAGATGCACCAACTCCACGCGCACCAGATGCTCCGCCACGGCAAACAGGCTCTGAGCCGCCAGAAGTAGGCGGCATAAGAGATGAATTAACTGCTGATCTGGAAGATATTAGAAGGGCCGGATTTGAAGGGCATGTTGCGCATGGTGAGAAGATTGATGCGATGGAAGACGCGCTAAGAAAGCTGAGGGATCTGCCTCCGCATCCACAAGTAATGAGGCAGATGGAAAGCCTTAAAGATACCATCAAAGGTCTAGAGAATACTGCTGGCGCGGCAGATGCTACAGCTGATGTCGCCAAGATGAGTGGAAAGGCCAAATTACTACTCTGGACAGGTGTTGCTGCTGGTGCTGCTGTTGCACTTTATAACTGGCCAGCAGTAAAGTCTTTTTTTGATAATTCTCCCGCCATGCGAAAGCATGATCCAGAAAAAGTTAAGAAGCTTTTCTCAACCGCTCATTCGGCAATGTCCGGATGCGCAGGTGATACGGGAACCGTGTTGTCTAGTATGAATGCTGTAAACTTTACTGATAATCAGGTTCAAAGAGCTCACAAAAGAATGATTAGAGAATTATCAACTTATGATTCAACATTATCTGAGCTAAAAAAAGCATCATTAAATCCAAATTTATCTCAAGAGGAAATTAGAGAAAATATCAGCATGCTTAATAGAACTATGGCCGCTATGGGTGGTCTAGTTTCCGTTTATATGGAGGATACTGGAGAGATAAAGTCATTTGCACGAGATAAAAAATTATTTGATAAAATGCAGAAAGATATCAAAAAAGTATTGCCCTGCTATCAAAATTCTCTCGACACGGTTTCTGACGAGATAAAAAGATTAAAGATTGACACATCTGAAGATGGGTCAGCGGGTGCGGCAGCTGGTGCTGCGGCAGCTTCAACTTCTGGATCAACCGATAGGCCCGGTGGCATTCCGTCAAATGCGGCAGATTTTATGTATGATCCAACGGTTATGGCGACAAATGTCGTTAAGGTTCCGCTCAATGAGAGTATACGAGTTGGAAACAAGATGATAAATTTTGTAAATATTCCAATGCCTCGTGGTTTTGCTACTCGCGGGCAACTTGTAATAAAGGGTGCTCCATGGATTGCCGCAGCATTGAATGATTCAAGAGGGAAGTCTATTCTTCGAGAAGAATATATGAACATAAAGTTTGATCCAAAGATGAGCAGCTTGAAGCCAGAAGCCTTATTTCAGTTTGCAACAAATAGAGCTGCATTTAAAATATTAAATGCAGGAATTGGAGAGGACTCCCTCGACGACATCCTAATTGATGAGTCATTTCAAGATGTCGTTCTGCCAAGATCAGAGGATAAAGATGAGGCGTGGTACGCTCCATGGAGAGACGATGTTGAAGATCGCGCAGGAGTTAGAACCACCCAGCAGGCCAAGCAACATGCTACAGAACTTGGATTTGCAGATGATGGCGTTGTTGCAAGCGGCCGAAGAGATCAATTAAAGAAAATATCGGAATTTACAATGAGTAATGAAAACCATAGAAGTTCTATTAATAAAAAAATATCAGAAGATTCAATCAGAAAGAAATCTGATGATTTTGCGAAGTCTTACTACAAAGATGCCAAGAAGGGTCTGGGTACGGAAGACAGTTTTATGAAATCTTATTATGCAGGGTTTAGTGACATGTATGATGAGGGCCAAAATGATAAGCCAAAATTAGATTATGAAGATAGTTATTTGCTTCACGATGAAACAGGTGATGATTTGACCCATGAAGCCCACCCAGAGGCGATCGTTGTTTCGGACGCAATTGGGAATGGCGGATTAGTTGAAAACGGATCCGAACAGAAGCGACAATCACACGGCGTGGCACAGAGCACGCCTACTGGCAACTACAGAGCAAATTATGCTTGGTTGCAAGAAAGATTGTTGAAGAAATAATACTTTAGTTATTTAATTGCTGGAATATCAGTTAGTTATAGAAATTTCCAAGTTAATATTGACTATGGAAATACTGAAAAATTATAATTTAAGTAATAAAAATAAATATTTAAAATAATGGAGAAAAATTATGGCTCTTAAATTACTAAATCCAGGTCTTCGTCCCCTCGGACAGTTTGACCTTCTAACGGGCGAGGCCATCACTGGTGGCGAATATGTTGAGCTGGCTGATGTCGCCGCTGGCGAAGCTGCTGCCGCTGACGTTCAAGCTATGGCTAATGGTGCCGGCGCAACTCCGGCCTTTAGCCTTCCTGGTGGTGGTGGTCGGACGGCTGCCACTCTCGGCGGCCTCTCAGACGATGGCGTTGACGAATACGGAACTCACTTTGGCTCTGTCATTGGCGGAAACGCCGGTGCTATGACTCAATTTGGCGGTGCAGGTGGTTCAATTTTGGTTGGCCCACGAACAACTGTTGCTTCTGGTAAGGTTACCGTTTGGGCCGCACCCGGACTTTATGGGGTAACTCAGGCCGCTGGTGGTCTTGCTGTTAACGTAGCTTTAGCTGCTCCTTTGGGCATTCTAACTCAGGGTGGTGCAGGACAGCCTGCTGCAACTTATGTTTCTGCAGTTAACGATACTTCGCTTGTCTCAACAACTGCTCTTGCAGCTGGTGAGGCTGCAGTGCAGGAATATCACGCTGTATTTTACCTCGGCAATGCACAGGCATAATTAACAAAGAAAGGAATTATAAAATGTCAAACGTATTTAATGCACATGGCGAGCTTAACGCCGCCAACGTTAAAGATGCACTTT